ACTACTAGCGCTAGTAGCTACCTACTAGTCGCCGCCGAACTAGTAGTTGGCCCGAGCCCGCACAGCAGAGCGCCCCGCACCCGGCGGACCGGGGCGGGGCTTCAACTCACGCAGCCAGCATGGGTTGGTTGATGTGACGAGCCTACTGGCCGCCACCGACAACGCCGGGGCGCGACGACAGGCGGTACTCGTCGACGGGCGGCGACCAGTCCATGGCGGCGATCTCCGCGTACCGGTCGCGAGCCTCCTGTAGCAGCGTCTGCGTGTGGTCGATCAGCTCGGCGCGGACCTGCTCGGGAAGGTGCTCGGCGACGTTGGAGGCCAGCTCGCCGTACTTCACGATCAGGCCTTGCGTGAGGTTCAACAGTGCGCCGATACGCGGGTCCGTGTCCGCCTGAGTGGTCATGCCGCCAGGATCGCAGACGGTCACGTCTCCTCGGGCCACTCCGTCAACGTCTCGCCCGTCTCCTCGTCGACGAGCACGATCCGGGCGCCGGGCAGGCCGTGCTCGCCCACCCACGACCGGAACTGGCGTCGGGCCGTCGACTCCTTGGCCCACCATCCGTGCATCACCGGGCGGCCGTCGGTGGTCAGGGTGAGGTGGTAGCGGTCCGGGGCGGTCACACCCCCAGGATGCCAGCCGGCGACCCCACCCCTAGACTCGAACACATGTCCGACCTGACGCCTGCTGAGCGCCTCGCCAAACTCCGCACCCTGGAAGCCTGGCTCGACTGGCAGCTGCGGGATACGAGGCGGAAGATCGAGCAGGCTGAGCAGCAGGCCAAAGCGACAGGCGGCTACATCACCGAGCAGGAACGCAAAGCCGGGCAGGCCGTCGGTGCCACCATCCACCTCGCCACCTGCACCCACATCGGACCGCCCGCCGCCACCCTCACCGAAGCCGAAGCCCGCTTCGCCCTCGCCAAAGACAAGGGCTTCATGCACCCGTGTGAGCACTGCCGGCCCGACCGGGAACTCGGGCTCAGCGAGTACTAGTCGGCGCCAGTACACCAAACCCCGGCTGCCTGGACTGGGTGGCCCGTTCTGGTGAGATCCCGGGATCCGCCTCCGCGGGGCCAGGGCCCCGACGTACAGTCCTGGCTTCGGCGTCGAAGGGGGACGAAATGATCGGATTGGCGATCTCGCTGGTGCGGCTGTCGCTGCGGCTCAGCTTCGGGATGATGGACATGATGGTGTGGATGTGCACCCTCGGAAAACTCGACCCGCGGATGCGCCGCTTCGTCTGACGGCCTCTGTCAGACCCGGCAGCGATGATGGGCGCATGACGATCACCATGAAGAGTTTCGCCCTCACCTGGACCGACACTGACGGCACCCACCGCGCGTCCGCCGTCGCCTACGACGAGCGCAGCGCCGAGCAGCGGCGAGACGGACTGGTGGCGGCGAAGGCCACGGACGTTGAGATCGTGCCGGTCAAGCCCGGGGAGCTGCCCGAGCCGAAGGCGTGACGCGGGAGGGATCCAGTTGCCTGGTTCCGACCTGATCCCGGCAGATGGGGCGGCACGGGGAGGTTGCCCTATCCTTCCGCCAGCGGTCGCCACCCGCCCTTCCGTGCCGCAGTCTCAGGATGGCAGAACGCGGCCGGGAAAACTCACGGGCGGTGGGGGAAAACCGAACCTCCGCCAAGACGGGGGAGCCTGGCGGAGGCGTACTCAGTGTGGCACGGGGCGGTGACAGGACGGCAGCGTTCCGTCTACCGTGGCCGGGCGGCCTGCCTCGTTCGCAGCGACCCTTCGGGGCGTGGGGGAAACCCCGCTGGCAGGCCGCACCTCTCACTCCCCCTCAAGAGCCCGCATTGCTGCGGTGATCTCGTCCTGCATCTTGTATGACGGCGAGCGGTCGAGTGCCCCGGCGGCCCGGTCGTAGCGGCGAGTGGTGCGCGGGTCGGCGTGCCCCATGGCGTCCTGCACATCCGCGAGGGGGACGCCCTTGCTCAAGAGTGCCGTCGCGTAGGAGTGGCGTAGCGAGTGGGGCGACAGTTGGTCGGCATGCGGAAGACCTGCGGCCCCGGCAACGCGGCGGACGAGGCGGAAGGCGGCCGGCTCATCCATCGGTTTTCCGGTGTTGGTGACGAACAGCAGATCCTCGGGCTCCGGTTGGCCCCGCTCCGCGAGAAGCGCCTCCACCGCCTCGACGGCCATGGGCACGAGGGCGAAGCGCTTCTTGTGGTCGCGTTTCGTGATGAGGTCGATGACGCGGTGCCCCTGGTCGTGACCGAGGGCTCCGACGGGGGCGTTGAGGATCGAACCGATTCGGGCGGCGGTGACGGCGAGCATGACGAGCAAGGCGTAGGTGCGGGCCGTCTCGTGCTTTCGGGCGTAGGTGAGGAGGGCTGCCAGTTGCGCCGCCGTCATTCCTCGGGTCGGGGAGTCGTCGGCGGAGACCGAGGGCCGCTCCATGCCGAAGAACGGGTTGCGCTCGGCCGCCTCGGCGCGCACCAGGTAGGCGTACCAGCTTGATGCGGCGGCGAGTCGGCGGGCCCGGGTGGACTTCGCGAGCTCGGCCTCGGCGAGGGCGGCGGCGTACTGGTCTGCCTGGAGTGGCCGCGCGAGTGCCGGATTAGCTTCGCTGGCCGCGCACCAGGCGAGCCACCAGGACGCGTCCTTGGCGTAGGCGGTTCGGCTGTGGAGGGACTTCCGGCGGGCGAGCCAGGTGGCGGTCGCCTCGACGACGTTGGGTGCGGCGCCGGCGTTGCGGAGGAGCGAGAGGAGGGCGTCTGGCGAAGAAGCGGGCGGGGCGCCCCGGAGGGAGAGCTGCGGGACGGCGGTCGGCTCCAGGAACGCGGGCCGTTCGGGCACTGCGGGAAGGTCGGCCATCACCACAGGATAACGGTCATTATTCTGTAGTGATGGAGAACGCCGAACCTGGTCAACTGGCCGCGCTTCACCCGACGTTATGCGCTAGCCCTCACGTTCCCCACGGTTGACGCATGCGCATACCTCTGCCATGGTTGACGCATGCGGAAAACGTCCGCATCCTTCCAGGGGGAACGCCATGGCGCGCATCAACGTGTACAGCTACGCAGAGGACGAGTACGACGAGACCACCCTCGCCGGATGGTTCAACCCCGACTCATCCGCGAAGTTCGACGAGGGCACGGAGTGGGACGGCAACAACCACGTCTCCGTGAACGCCGTCGGCCAGTACGGGCACCAGATGCTCTACCGGACCAAGGGGGGTCGCTGGGTCCTCTACTTCTGGTCCCAGTACCAGGGCGTCGCCGAGAAGCACGAGTTCATCGACGACAACGCAGCGAAGGACTGGCTGCTCCGCAACAACCACGACGGCGCGATCGAGCAGTACTTCGGCAAGCTCGACGAGGAGTCCGGCCCGAGGCTCGGCGGTCGCCCGTCGATCGGCCCCAAGGTCGAGGTCCGGATCCCCGAGGAGATCCTGACCCGCGTTGACGCCTTCAAGGGCGACCGCGAGCGGGCCGACGCGCTGCGCGACCTCATCGCCGCCGGGCTCGACGCCCTCGAATCCGCCTGAGCCCCGACCTCCCCGAACGATAGCCGCACAGCGAAACGCCCCCGCCCTCCGCGCCGCCAGATGGCAGCGAGAAGAACGGGGGCGGTGGCGTTCGGTCAGGCGGCGCGGTTCTCCCACGGCCAAGCCGCGTCGCGGCCAGCCTCCAGGAGCGGGATCATCCTGAAAGCGTGGTCCGTGAGCCCGCCGAAGGTGTGACGGCCCGCGCTCCCGGACGGCATGGCGCCGGGCTTGTAGCCGGCCATGTTCCACATGTAGACCGGCACGGTCGTCGGTACGAGGTCGTCGATGGCCGTCTCGCGCATGCCGCCGTAGCGCTCCATGTTGGAGGGGAGCCATCCGGGCCGGGTCTGTTCGTCGGTGACGATGACGATCCGGTTGTGGCGGAGCAGGTCGAAGTGCTGCTTGATGGCGGACGGGATGTCGGTGCCGTCGTTCCGGCTGTACTTCTCGATGAGCTTGAGGACGCTTCCGCCCTTGGGTACGTCGACGGTCTTTGAGCTGCCGCCGAACTCGACGAGCGTCGCGTTCTCTGCGCGCATCGCGAGCGCCGACCCGAAGACTGCGGCCTGTTCGGCGAGCGGGATGTCGGAGGTGTTCGGGGTGGAGAAGCCGTAGCCCGGGAACATCGACGGCGACCGGTCCACCAGGATCAGCGTCCGGCCCGACAGTCTCGGCACGTTGGCCAGCGAGTGGTTCAGGGCCTGCTCCAGTGCGTGCGCCCACCGCAGTGAGGGAGCGTGCTTGTAGGCGGCCCACCAACGGAACGGGAACATGCGGGACTTCGCCACCTGCTCTGGGTCGGCGAACCGCGCGCAGATCTGCGCGGCCACCGCGTCAGAGACTCCGGCCTCGTCGAAGTTCCTGAGGTTCCGCGCGAGCGCCATCACGCCCATGGATGGGATGACCGCCTCCCAGGCCGCCTTGTCCATCGGCCCCTGAAGCCAGCCGGCCAGCGCCTCCCACGTCATGCCCGCCCGGCTCAGCTCACCGCTGGCGTCGACGTTCTCCGTGACGAGCTGGCGCCGCTCTTCCAGTGGGAGCGTCATGAGCCGCTGCCGGTTCAGGAGCAGCGGCAGCCTGCCGGGAATCTCCTCGTCGTTTCCGTGTCGCCGGTCGAGGGCGTGCCGGAAGAGGTGGCCCTGCCACGGCTTGTCGTCTGCGGGTGCGGCGTGGACGAGGTTGAGGACGTCGCCGAAGCGGTAGCCCTTCGAGTCGGTGTCGTACTTCAGCAGCGAGCGCTCGTTGTACAGGCGCTGTACGGCGTCGGCGATGCCGCGCTTCACCGGCTTGGGGACCTTGCGGCCGTAGCGGGATGTCCAGTAGCCGAGCAACTCCCCCGGCTCGTCGGGGCGCTGGAGGACGGCGTCGATGACGCGGCGGTTCCAACCGCCGTTCGTGGACGCGTCAGCCGCGGTCTCGCGATTCCATCCGGCGGGGTCCGTGCCCTTGTCGCCTTCGAGCCGTGCCTTCACGAACTCGGCCGCGCCGACGATCGCCGCGGTCCGCATGTTGCCCTCACCGCGCAGCCAGCCGAGCAGGCCAACCGTCCAGGCCGGGTCTTCGACGGCGAGCTGCCGAACGAGCTGCGTGTACCGGTCGTCGCGGTCGCCGCCCTTCTCGTAGAACGCGTCCTGGCCAACGAAGTTGGAGACGGCGAGCAGGAAGAGTTCGGAGCGCGCGTCGCGGAGATGCCCGGTGGCGCCTTCGTGGGTGACGGTCCGCTCCCCGGTGGTGGTCACGGGCGAGTGGACGGCGGAACGAGTCGAGCGCGTGTTGAAGCGAGACACAAGAAAGCCCCTCACATGGAGGGGAGGTCCAGCAGTGAGGTGCCCGAGATCAAGGTCGGCTGCGGAGACAAAGCGCTCTAGGCCACTGAGCTACCTCCGGTCCGCTGGACCGGTGGACGGGATTCGAACCCGCGTCTCTCTCTTAGCAGGAGAAGTATCCGCCGCCTGCGCACCGGGCACCCCCGATGCTGTGCCTCCCGAGATCAAAGTCGGGACCGGTGTCACTTTCCAAAGAAGTAACCGGGCCCTGCGCACCGGGAGGTGCATGAAGTTGTGTGACCACCATACCCACATCAACCGGTAACACGTCCACCAGATAGAACAACACGCCCCACCCTCCTGCCGGAGCAGGGGGTGGGACGTTGTCGTCGTGTGCGGGAGCCCATCCCGCAGGTTCGCGGTCCAGCAGCAACCAGCCTGGAGTGTGCACACCTTCAGCCGGTCACCGATGCTGCCGTTCGGGCAACCAAGGGGAGCGGCCCCAAGGTCCCTCGCCAGACGCGAGGTATTGAGATCAGGCTACGCCGGCTCCTCGTCGACAGGCGGGGGCGGCGGATCCGGTTCCAGGAACGGCGAGATCGACGGCTCCGGAATCGGCTGCGGGTCGAGGCGGCCCATACGCTCCAGGGAGCCGGCGTCGGCCGCGGTGTCGTCGCGGCGGGGCTCACGGGCGACGGGCGGTTCGGTCATTCGCACTCCAGTTCTCACGCGTCGATGTTGCGGATGTAGCGTGCCGCCTGATCCGTCATCGGTTCAGCAGCCGGCGGTTCCAGTCCGGCCTTCTTGATGTGGGAGACCAGCGACCGCACCCGGTGGAGGAGCCAGCCGATCGCCTCGTCCTGGTCGCCGATCCGCTCCCGCTGCTTCTCCGAGTCCTCTTCCTGGCGCAAGACCCGTGCCTCCAGGCGCTCAATGGCCTTGCCCTGCTGTTCGGTGATGGCGGTGAAGTCGTCGCGGCGTTCCTGCCGCTTCGTTCTCCGCGCCGACCGGGCGGAGACGACGCCGCCTGCTGCGGCGACCACCGCCATGCCCGCCTGAACCCAGGTGTCAACGCCCATCGTTGCTCTCGAATCTCTTGGGCCGGGGCGGTTCGCGCCATCCGGCAACGACCATCACCGGTACAGCCAGCGCGCCCCACACGGCAGCGGCCACCCACCCTCTCGGGAAGTCGCCTTGCAGCCACGACACCAGGTAGGACAGTGTCCACGGCAGGTCGATCAGCGGCAGGATCAGGAAGCCGGGCCAGTCGACGCCCTGCGGCAGCCACGCAGACGCGATGGCGATGAGTCCGGTGCCGATCCATAGCCAGCCCCATACGTGCAGCGGCAGCATCTGTGTTGCCAAGGTGAGCCCGCGCTGATCGGGCTGCGGGGCGATGATCTGCCCGTATCCGACCAGCGCCCACACCGTTCCGTAGGAGAGGAGGATCGCGCCGCGGTGTCCGAGCTGGCGAAGCAGCCGCCGGATGATACGGCGCGGCACTCAGGCCGCCAGGTTGAGGTCTTCGCGGGTGACGCGCGCCGTGACCTGAGTGCGGGACCACAGGCCGATGACGACGGTCACCAGCGACAGCCACAGCGCCTGGTGGTCGGCGTCCAGCTTCAGCCCGAAGCCGACTGCGGCAGCGACGAGGGCCTGCGCAAGGTTGAACACGGCCGCACCCATGGCGTCATGCGCCATGACGGCGATGGCCAGGGCGACGGCGCAGGCGGCGACCGTGTTGACGGTGGCCTGCTGTGTCTGGGTGGCGTGGAAGACGTAGGCCGAGCCGAGCTTCACCAGGATGCTGACGAAGGCCAGGACCGCAGCCGGTTCGCGTCCGAAGATCTTCATGGGGTTCTCGTTTCCTGTTCGGCGAGCCAGCGCCGGACGGTCTGGTTGTGTCTCGCGTCGGCTAGGGCGTTGTGCTCGGCGCCCTCCTGCTTCGGGAGTGCGTCCCAGGCGATGCCGAGGCGGCGGGCTTCCTGCTGGATGTCGTTGGTGAACATCGGCACCCCGGCCGGGAGCGCGATCATCGGGCCCCACAACTGGGCGAGCGCGACGTGGTCGTAGGCCCCGTAGTTCGCCCACAGTTCGACGTCCGGTCCGGCCGCGCGGATGAACTCGGCGACCTCGGAGGCGATCGTCTTCCGGTGCTTCACCCGGTGGTCGGCGTAGTGGAACAGCCAGCGTTTCGGCATGTGGATCCGCTGGTCACCGTGCCCCTTCGGGAGGCTGGGGACGACGTTCTGCATCAGCCACGGGTGCTTCCGAATGCGGCGGACGGGCATGTCGCGATTGACGGCGTCGTACTCGCGGCCGTCGTCGCACACCATGCCGATGGAGATCAGCTCGATGGTGCGGCCGTCCTCCAGGAATTCGAGATCGTAGAAGACGTCGGTCACGCGGCATCGGGCACGTCGAGGTGGATGACGACCTGGCTGACGGCCGCCTCGATGGCCGCCTTGACCTCGGCGACCAGGGCGGGCACGTCGATCGCGGCATCGACCTTGCCGATCGCCGTGGCGAGCGCGGTGAGGGCTGCGGTCTGCGCGGCCTCGGTGGCCACGATCTTCAGGGCGTCGTAGTGGATGTGCGCCAGGTAGTACCCGGCACCGTGGACGACCGGGTTGCCCTTCGCGTCCTTCTCCGTCAGCGAGCTGATGGAGAGCAGGTTGTCGTGCAGCGTCTTCAGCTGTGCGGCCTGGTCGGGGGTCATGTCGGTCTCCTGGGGTGTCGTCTTGCCGGTTGCGCGGGCGACGATGCCCGGGAACACGACGTTCTTGAACTGGGTCACGCGCGCGTCGCCGGGGCAGCTGTGCCCGTTCGGGTTCCATGAGCCGAACAGACGGTGGTAGCCGTAGCCGGGATCGTCGGCGCTACGGCAGATCCGCAGCGGGATGCCGTGCTGCTCATGCAGCCACGCGCCGAGCTTGATGAGCGACTCGACCTGCGCAGCCGTCCACGCGTCGGAGGCCTGCAGGTTCGATGCCGACTCCAGCGACACCGCGCCCGTTCCGTCCGCGCGCCGGTTCGCTGCGGCGTTGGCGTCCGCACGGGTCTCGGTGCCGATGAACTGCCCGAGCGACCCGTCGTACCCGAGGCCGAAGTGGGACTCCAGGTTGGTCGAGTCGCGCCAGTACTCGTAGGTACGTTGCGGCGTCCACGGGGCGACGATGCTGTGGAGGATGAACTGTGTCGGCCGGATCGCGGGCTGCGCATCCGACTCCGGCTGCAGTTCCATCCTCGCGGCACCTGGATACCAGGCCATGGGCCCCCCTTGTCTGGGCATGAAAAAAGGCCCGGCCATCGGCTCGGGCGGGCGGGTGTTGCGGCCGGTCAGGTGGTGATGAGGAATCCGACGTGCAGCCGCAGGTTGGTGGCGTTGCCGATGTCTTCGGAGGCGGTGCGCAGGGTGCAGAGGCCGTCGGTTCCGACGACCCATCCGCCGTGCACGATTCCGGTGTCGAAGCAGGAGGTGATCGTGTCGTGGGTGGGTCGCCAGCCGGACGGCAGAGTGCAGCAGACGGTGTCGGCGATGTTGCCGCCGGTGGCGACGATGTTGCTGCCGGTGCGGGTCAGGAAGACGTCGATGGTGACGCTGCGGCCTTGCCGGAACCCGAAGAAGTCCTGGAGGCTGAAGCCGCTCGCGGCGGTCAGGCCGCTGGTGGTGCTGGTCAGGGACGGCTGAGGGGTCACCCAGCCGCTGCCGTCGTACACCTCCAGACGGTCCACATCCTGCAGCCAGGTCGCCATGCCGTCGACGGGCGCCGACGTTCCCGTGAGTGTGGCGCCGCGCGCGGACGCGGACGCGAACCGCATCACCGAGCGCTGAGCAACCCCGTTGGCGATGTTCTTGGCCAGGACTTCGGCGTTGGGCGCATCGGCCAGCGAGGCGATGCTGACGCCCTGCCCGTAGTCATCGGTGGACATAGAGCCCTCTCAGGTCAGGCGAAGCGGTGCAGCCGCAGCCAGGAGTCGGTGTAGACGAAGGTTGCGGTGGCGTTGATTGCGCCCTGGGCCCACGCCACAGCGAAGTTCCCGGCCGTGGCGGCGACCCGGACCGTGCCGCGGATCTGGACCCCGAACGTGGTCGTGGTGATGCCGCCGTAGGTGCGGGTGCTGGCGATGTCGGTCGTTTCGGTGCGGAGGGTGTAGCCCCAGGTGGAGATGACGTCCTGCTGGGTTCCGCCTCCCGCCGTGGCGGAGGTGACGGTGATGCCGTTGCCGAGACCCTGCCAGTCCCCGAGCGTTCCCGCCGGGGAACTCCAGCCGATGAGGACGTCGCTGGCGCCCGAGTACTTGATGTACGCGTCGAGCGTGTACTTGGCGTTCGCCGTTACAGGCAGCGTCATCTGCGGGTCCGCGGCGGCCGTGTTCGTGCTGGCGCGGGACAGGTCGGTGGTGCGGGGAGCGGATCGCGTGGCGCCGATCGGGTCGCTGCCGGTGGCGAGCCGGCCGCGGGTGATGAGATTGCCGGCGCTGTTCTGGTCGACGACGATGACGTCGCCCACGGTCGGCTGCAGGTAGGACTCCATGCAGCGGACAGTCATGCCGTCCGCGACGACGGTTCCCGTTCCGGTGGCGGTGACGGTGGCGAGCCGCCAGTCCGAGCCGCGCACGGTGGCCGACTGTTCGCCGGTGCGCCGGGCCTGCTGCTGCAGTGCCGATTTGAGGTCGCGGGTGGAGCTGTGGGAGGACTTCACGAGTCTTCCTTGGCGCTGATCGTGGTGATGGGGAAGCCGCCTCCGGTGTCGAGGGGTACGGAGAAGGAGGCGGCCTGGTGGAGTTCGCGGCTGCCGTCCTCGTGCGTGACCCTCAGGACGTCGCCCGGCTCCAATGCGGGGTTGGGCAGTGAGCTGATGTCCCCGGACGCGTTGGGCGCTTTGGCCTGCGCCAGTTTCAGCCGGGCAGCGTTCGTGCAGGCCGCCAGCGTGATGAGCGTGGATGAGCTGTAGAAGTCGGGCCGCCTGCCGAACGGTCCACTCCAGTACGTGGGCGATCCGGGGTCGTCGTCGGTGGCCAGATAGGAGACGGGTGCCACGTTGTCGGCGGTGTTCTCGCCCGACGCCAGGATGCCGTTGAAGACTTTGTCGGCCGACATGGCGCGGGTCGCGGAAATGTAGACGCCGCCCTCGACGGCCTCGATCGCCCACACCGGCGTGGCAGTCGACAGGTCGGGCAGGGTGGCGATGACGAAAACCCCGTCGGCGTTGGAGTACACCTCGGCGCCGGCCGCCGCGGCGATCTCCTGACAGCCGGCCCACGGGTCGGCCTGAATATCGAAGGCGCGCGAGCCGATGGTGACGTCGGTGATCTGGCTGATGATGTTGGCGGTGGGCAGGCTGCGGAGGATGAGCGCGTTGATGGCGGACACGACGGTGCCGGTTGCCGTGTAGGGCGCCGTGAACTTGTCGTCGCCGACCACCACCTCAAGGCCTTTTCCCTGAAGTGTCACCGGGCCTTGCGTGACGTCGCCGTCGATGTTGTCGAGCCGGAACACGCCGAGTGGCACGAGGTCGGGCGGGGTGCCGTCGCCGTAGTCGACGCCGCGGGCGATCTGTAGCCGGGCCCCGTAGGTGGCGATCTGGTCGGCGGCTGTGCGCGGGATGAGGGTGGGGTCGGCGACGGTGACGGTGCAGGTGCGGCGGATCGCCTGCGACCTGTCGACGGTCACCGATCCGCCGGTGTGCGGTATGTCGATGACCTGGCCGGTTGTCAGGAACAGTTGCACCTGCGTGGCGGGGGCGTGGGTTTCGGCGAGCCGGGCGAGGAAGCGGTCCGAGACGGCGTACATGCGCTCACCCCCTCCGCTGGTCGAGGAGGACGGCCTCCCAGGTGGCGTATGCGTCGAGGGCGTCCTGCCAGGTGTCGAACTCGGTGAGGATGTCCTGCCAGGTGCGCCCTGCGGCGCCGTTGACGGCTGTGGTGACGGGCATGTCGGTTTCGATGAGCGGCAGTGTCCAGGTGCGCCATTCGTCCTGGGCAAGGGTGCCGAAGCGGGCCTCGGGGACGGCTCCGACGGTGACGTACATGTCGTCGACGCCCATGCCGGGTACGGCCTGCCACAGCAGGACGTTGCCGGAGTCGAGCAGCTGGTGCAGGGCCCGTCGTTCTTCGTCGGAGCGTGTCGCGACCGCGAGGTCCCCTTCGAGTCCCTGGCGGCTCCCGTACAGGGTGACCTTGTTGCGGCGCCCGCGGATCACGAAAGAGGCTTGCTCGATGGGCCGTTGCCAGTCCGGTGCTTTCCCGACCAGCACTTTCGTGTTGCGCTGCGGGTTACCGGGGTCCTTCAGCCAGGCTTCGTTGACGTCGGCGAGGGCGACGGTGGCGTAGTCGCTGGTGCGGGTGGCGGCGATGAGGGAGGCGGGCGGGTAGATCTCGATGTGGTAGCGGACCGGCACGTTCAGTGGCGCCTCGTGATCCTCAATGATCATGAGGTCGGAGGTGATGACCTGGTGGTCGATCAGCCCGGACGTGCCGCGAACCAGGGTGCGGGAGCCGTCAGGAAGCTCCCGGTACACGCTCAGTTCGTAGTCGAGGGGAAGTTCCCGCAGCGTCAGCTCGATGTAGCCGTCGTCGGAGAAGCTCTCGACCTCGGTGAGCGGCAGAACCTGCCACAGTGCGGCAATGTCGGTGTGCAGCACACTGCTGACCGCAGACGCGGTCACCACCAGTTCCATCGCCGCCTGCGTCGCATTCGCCGGGGCGACTGCGTCCGAGGTCAGCACGTACCAGGACGACCCCGGCAGGGTGTAGGACACGCCCGTGGACGTGCCGAGATCTGCGCCCACCGCGCTGTACCAGTGCACCCGGATCGTCGCCGACGACCAGGTGCCGACTGCGGGATGCGCAACGACGAGTGCGCGGAAGTTCTGGCCTGCCGCGACCCCGGTGAACGTGGCCGACCGGATGGTGGAGGCGGTCGCGGTCGCCGAGGTAGCGGCGAGGGAGTAGGAGCCCTCGAAGTAGCTCAGACCCCACGGGGTGGTGCGGGCCAGGGTCGCCACGCCAGTCGGGACCGTCCACCCGGCGATGCCCTGCTCGAAACTGGAGTCCGCATACGGGAGGAGGCTCCCGGCCTGCAACTTGGGCGTCACCGTCACGACGACGGTTTCCAGGCGCAGCACCTGCCCGGCGGACGCCGAGTCGAGTCCTGCCGCCACAGAGCAGGTAGCCGCATTCGACGGCGCGAATGCGGAGGCGCGCTGCCGGTACATGCCGGTCGCCGGCGTAGGCGGCGCCAGCGTGCTGCGCTGGGCGCCGACCTGGTTGCCGGTGACGTCGTAGAAGCGCAGCTCAAGCCATGCCGTCGACGCAACTGTCGGCGGCTGTAGGTAGGCGTAGGCCAGGTATTCGGTGCCCGGCGTCACTGCTGGTCGGTCCACCGCCAGCACCGACGCGTTACCGGCGGCGACCGCGGTCATCGACAACGCGTGCCCGCCGGCGAGGTAGTTGTCGACGGCCCACGACATGACCGGCACCTGCCGGGACACAGTCGCGTTGACGACCGCAGCCCAGCCGGCGGCGTCGATCTCGGTCGACTCGGTGTTGAAGCCGAATAGGTTGCCGGTCGTGCGGATCGGCAGGCCGAGGTAGACGTTCTCCCAGTAGTGGGAGACGGTCGCGCCGACCTCGGTCGAGGACAGCAGCACCTGCGCCTGCGTTGCCCCGGACGGCGCGGCCCCGGCCACGGATACGCGGTGCCAGCCGCCTGAGGATCCGGTGGTGGTGACCGACCAGGTGACGGACAGTTCGGTGCCCGACGAGTTGAGCCAGCGGATGCCGATCCGCTCCCCCACCACTCCGGCCGTGTCGGAGAACGTGTAGTAGGTGGTGCCTGCGGCGATCGGGTAGGAGGAGACGGTGCGGGCCTGCATTTCGCCCGCGGCAATGGATTTGACGGCGAGGCAGCCGTCTCCGTTGCGGCCTCCGACGCCCTGCACGATCGTGCAGTTGAGTTTGGTCGTCCAGCCCGACATGTTCGGGTCGACGGCCTCGGTGGTCGGGCTGAGGAGGTTTCCGGGGATTGCCAAGATGGCCTCCTCAGCCCGCGTTGAGTACCTGGATGAGTTCGCCCTGCGCGGTGTGGACTTCGGCGCGGGCGATGGAGGCGATGCCCTCGTTGCCGACCCATACGTTGAGCGACAGGTCGCCGAGCTGCTGCGTCGCCGACTGGTGGGCCAGCGACGACAGTGCACCGGCCTGCGCCGACGTGAATACGGGTTCGGGCTTTCCGGTGCCGTTGTAGGCGAGGTTCATGCCGGGTTGTAGGTAGCCGCCGCTGTCGTATTTGCCGGGCTGGAAGCCGTACCAGGAGGGGAACAGGCTGTTGTTGTAGCCGCGGGCGCTGGGGCCCATGTGCACGCCTGCGCCGCCGCTGCTCTCCACATTCGTCTTGCCGAGGGTGCCCGCTGTGTGGCCGACACCGGCCGCGGTGATGCCGACCCGGAACGGCGAGTTGCCGTGGTACACCCAGCCGGGCGGCGCCGTCTTCCCGGAGAAGGCGTGCGTCGACCAGCGGCGGTGGGGCTTCTCGCCTCGGATGACGGACTCGATGGCGCTCATGAAGCCACTGCAGTCCCAGGATGGGTTTCCGTTGCCGCCCCACTGGTAGGGCAGACCGTTCTGGGTTTTTGCCCAGTTCAGTGCGGCTGTGATGCGGGGGCCGCCGACTCCTCCGGCGCCCTTCGCGTCGGCCTTTTTCGAGTAGCCGAACATCGCGTCGATGATCTTGTTTGGGATGTTGCGGATCATCGACCCGAAGCCGGTATCCATGCCCGGGAAGTTCGCGAGCAGCGGGTTTACGACGTTCTTCACGCCTGCCCGCGCCGACGACTCCAAGGTGTCGCCGAGCCAGCTGGCGCCCTTCTTAATGGCATTCCACACGTCAGATCCGGCGCCGGACACGGCGCTGATGCCCTTGCCGATCCAGCCGAAGATCCCGCCGTCCGCGAACGACTGCACCGGGTAGATGCCGCCACTGGCGTACTTGAGGGAGGTGTCGGTGTGCGTCTTCGGGTTGCCGCCGAACACCGGGGCCAGGGCCGCCTTGACACCTTGCGCGCCCTGCGACTTGGCGATTGAGTTCATGGCGCCGACGAAGCCGCTGCCGACGGCCCGGGTGAACTCGGGCCGCATGATGGCCTCGCCGCCCGACAGTTCCAGCGCCCCGCCGGTCGGGGAGATGAACTGGTGGACGTCCTTGCCCGGGCTGTAGCCGGGCATGATGCCGCCGCTCGCGAATTTGAACGCGCCCAGCTTCGGTGCGCCGAACGCGGATGCAACCTTGTTCCAGACGCCGCGGATGCCGTTGTTGTAGACGGTGTCGACGATGAACTGGACGGGCGCCTTCGCGATCGCCTTCAGCTTGTCCCACTGCGACTTGATGGCGCCGACCGCGGTCTGGAACCAGCCGCCGAGCCCCTTCAGGATCAGGTGGAAACTATCGAAGACCGGCTTGATGCCGACCCGGTAGCCCGCCTTGATGACGGAGACGATGCCGTCGATGGCGGGCTTGATGCCGCTCCTCCACAGCCACTTCGCCCCGTTGGCGATGTTGGTGAAGGTGGGCGAGAGGGCGTTCTTCCACAGCCAGGTGCCTGCTTGAGCGAAGGCGTGGAACACGCCGACCATCAGGGCGATGTTCGGCTTGATCCCATTCGTCCACAGCCACTTCGCGAGCGCCGCGATGCTGCGGAAAGCGGGCTGGATGGCGACCTGCCACAGGGCCAGTCCGGCCTTGCCGAACACCTTGAGCACGGCGATGATCGGGAGGATCGCCGCAACCACCATGATCGTGAACAGGATCTTGGCAGCCGCCCAGATGAAGCGGAACGCCGGACCGATCGCGTTCGTCCACAGCCACGACGCCCAACGGCCCACCGTCTGCAGGGCCGTCCAAATGGCCATGAACGTGGGCTTCAGGATGTTGTTCCAGGCGAACAGGGCGACGGTCTGGATGCCGCGCCAGGCCGCCTGGACGCCCTCGCGGAACCAGCTGAACCGGTTGTAGGCGTAGATCACGAAGCCGACGAGGGCGACGATCGCCAGCGCGATCAGCACATACGGGTTCGCCTTTGCGGCGGCGTTGAGAGCCCACTGGGCGATCGCCCACAGCTTCGTCGCGACGATGATCCCGTAGATCAGCAGGATGAACCAGGGCGCCTTGTCCGCGATGATGCTGATCGCGTTGGCGGTCCCGCCGAGTAGTTTCAGCAGCGGCCCCGTCAGCGGTGACAGGGCCTCGCCGACATTCAGGAACGCGCCAGCTATCTTGCCGAGCGTGTCGGCGAGGAGTGGGCCCTTCTCCGCCGAGTACGACAGGAAGTGCTCGAACTCCGGCGAGCCCTTCAAACCGGTCGCCCATTTGGCGAACTTGCCGGTGATCCGCTGCATCGTCTTCGAGATGCCGTCCATGTGCGGCAGGAAGGCGTCGACGATGCCCGCCATCCCCTTGATGATGTTGCCGAACGTGACGCCCAGGCCAATGATCGCGGGCTTCACGGAGCCCTGCAGATCCTTCTTGAAGCCCTGCCAGAACGGCGTCTTCACGCTGGCCGACGCCCGGTCCTGCAACCCCTTGATCGCAGACGCGGCCTCTGTCACGAACAGCGTCAGCGACGGTAGCGTGTTCTTCAGCGACACCAGCGCCCGCGTGAAAATCGGCATCACCGCAGGCTGAAGCGACTTCGACCAGGCGCCGAACGCCGTCCGCAGATCGAGGTAGGCGTTCAGCGTGTCCCGCGCCGCCGGGGTCAGCTTGGCGAGCGCAGCCTGATATTTGGACTGCGCGACGGCAGCCTGATCGACGCCCCCGGCCGCCGACTGCGACGCGGAGGCAATCTGGCGCTGAGCCGAAGCGATCGAGTCGGCGGCGTTCTGCTGTGCGATACCGACGTTGCGCTCAGCCTGCGCAACCTTCTGCTGCGCGTCGGCGATCGACCGGGCATTCTGGACCGCCGTCTGCGCCTGGTTGTCCTGGGCGTCCTTCAACGCCTTCGTCTGTGCGGCCACATTCTGTTGCGCCGAGGTGAGCTTGTCCTGCGCCGACGTGTACGTCTGGGAGCCCTTGACCCCAGCCTTGTTCGCGGCAGCCGTGTCCGTGGCCTGCCGCGCCGTCGCGGTCTGCTGTTCCTTCTGGTGCTGGACGGCCTCGTCGTACTGCAGTTGCGCCTGCTCGCGCTGCAGGGCTGTCGCCTTCGACCCGGCCGCGTTGACCGCGTTGAGGTTCTGACGGGCCGCCTTCACCTGAAGGTCGGCGTCCCGCTGCGCCAGCTTGGAGTCGGCGAGCTGGCTGTTCATGTCCTGGAGCTGGCGGCTCGCCTCCTGCCGGGCAGACACCAGATCCTTCTGCGCCCGCGTGGCGTCCTTCTGTGCCTGAGCCAGCGACGTTTCGGCCTGCTCGACCTGCTGCTCGGCCTGCCGTGTGCGCTGACCCGCCTGGACGATCGCGTCCGAGACGCCCTGCTTGGCCTGCCGCACCTGCTGCTGCGCCGCCGCGATCTGCTGCGCCCCGTTGCGCTCGGCCGTCGCCAACGCCTGCTGCGCGCCGGCCATCTGCAGCGCCTTCGACGCGCCCTGCGACGACGCCTGCGCACCCTTGTAGGTGGCGTTGGTGGACGCGTCCTGGGCGGCCTTCTGGGCCTGAAGTACCGTGCCGATCTGCTTGAACGCAGGGATCGCCACCAGAGCGATGGCGCCAATGCCAGCACCGGCGGCCGTTGCGGCAGCAGCGACCGCGCCCAGCCCGGCCGCGATCACCGGCAGGATCGGCAGGATCGCCGGACCGAGGGCAATCGCCGCGAACACCAGGTTGTTCATTCCGCCGACCGCGCCAGTCGTATCGACGTCGACCCGGGCGTTCTGGCCGTCCAGGCGGTTGACCTGCGCCTGGAATGCGGCCAGTTGGGCAGCCGCAGCGGCGGTGTCGACGCGAACCCCGACGTTCGGAGTCTCGCTCGACAGGCGTGCGAGGCGGGTCTGGATTTCGGTGATGCGGGCCAGCGCCGTGGCCGCGTCGATGTCGATGCCCACGCGCGCGTCGGCCAGCGACGACAACTGCGCCCGCAGGCGGGCGATCTCGACCTCGGCGGGCGTGGTGTCGGCGCCAATGTTGACGTTCGGCAGCGATGCTTCCGCCTGTCGGACAGCCTCCCTCAGGCGGGTACCAAGCTGCCCGTCCGTCTCCACCCGGATCCGGGCAGGATCAGCCGACAACTCGTCGATCTGCGCCCGCAACGCCTGCAGTTGCGCAATCGCCGCCGCCGTGTCCGCGCGCACCGCAATGTTGGGATGGGCCGCGCCGAGCCGGCGCAGCCGCTCCTCGATGTCCGCGGCCTGTGCGCGTGCCGTGGCCGCATCAATGTCGATGCCGATGCGCTTACCAGAAAGGGATTCCAGCTTGGCCCGCAGCCGGGCCAGATCCGCGTCGACGCCCGTGTCGCCCAGCTTGACGTCCAGCTTGGGCATGCTGCGGAATGCTTCAGTGAGCTTCGCCTTCAGCGAGCGCGCGAACGCCCCACCGGTATCCGACCCTTGCCGAGTGGCGGCAGGCTTGGCCGCCTTCGCCCCGTCGTTGATGCCGTCCCGCACTGCCGCCGTCAGGTGGGTGACGATCTGGCGGCCGATGATCTTACCGACCTCGTCGCCGATCTTCGACGCCGGTGGCACCAACGCGGCCCGTAGGCGGCCCTCGATGCCCTGCGCGTTCGGCAGAACATCGACTTCGACGGATCCGACACTGATGGCCACCGGGAGCCTCCCCCCGGCGCAGTACGGCGCCTACCTGGTGAGCTGGAACAAGAACTCGGCGCTGGCCAGGGACAGTTGGACCTTCGGCTTAATCGGCTTGCTGCCTGGGCGCCGAACGGGCTCCGGGGCCTTCGGGCGCTTAGCCTTCGACTCGGTGTTGGCGCAGATCAGCACGTACTCGACGCGGCGCGTGGCGTCCACGAGGGCCGCCGTCAGCTGCTCCAGCTGGGACCAGCGGCCCTTTTCCGGCTCACCCTTATCGCCCTGCTCGGCGAGTTCCTCGTCGGACAGGCTGTTGCGGAGTGCGGTCCAAGTGGCGGACTCGGGGGGCAGGTGCTGGATGAGGACCCGCAGGCGTCGCCACGACATGTCGCCGCGGTGCACGTCGAGGAGGTCGACGCCGTTGTAGTAGCGGAGCAGGTCGGCTTCTACCGCCTCCGCGTGCGCCTCGACGACGGATCGGGTCCACTGGATTTCCCCAGGCTCTCACCGGCACGTTCGGCAGCAGAGCCCACCATCTCGCCGAACTGCTCGTTCGTCGGGTCGAGTTCGAGGTAGAGGTCGTAGTCCTCAGGGTGAAGGACGATGCCCGCGAACGCGTCGACTTGCCCGTTTCCGAGCAGGCGCTGCCATGACTGCCGCCACGCGCCGGGCGGGATGATGCGCACCTCGCCTTCGGCGCCGTCTGCCCCGCAGAGCGTGGCCGTGACGTACTTGTTGACGGCCTCGGCTTCCTGCGCTTCCGCCGAGGAAACGTCCAGGTCGTCCTCGAAGTCCTCCTCCGGGGCGGCGACGGGACGTGTCGTCGCCGGACGGGATGCGGCGCGTGCTGCTGTACGCGGCTTGCCGGTGGTGGTACGCGTGTTGGCCACGGCGCGGGCCTCCGTTCATTCAGGGCGCGGGCAGGGGTGTGAAGGTGGACGGGCCGGGCCCGCGCCAGGGTTGGCGGCCCGTCCACCCGTCTCAGGAGCCGGTGTACGCGGGCGTCACCGGCAGCTTGTCCGTGTGGTAGACCGTGTTTCCGGCGTCGTCCGGGTAGGAGGTGACGGTGATCTCGTAGCCGCTGATTTCGTCCTGCTTGAAGCTGACGTCGGAGCGGTCCGAGATCTCGCCCTGGGGGACGTAGAAGCCGCGCGAGGTGTCACCATCGAAGATCGCGAACCACCAGGCGCGACGGTCCGGAGTCGGGGACGCGGTCTCCGCGAACGAGGTGAGGCCGCTGGTCCCGTCCGGGACGAGGTCGCCCGCCGGGATGCGGTACATGACGCTCTGGACGGAGACGCGGGCCGTCTCCCACAGGGTGATCTTGAACGTCCGGATCGACTTGATGATCGTCGTGCGGATCGGGCTCGTGAGGCCCCACGGGGTGAACTCCTGCGAGTCCTCGTCGAAGCCGTAGGTCAGGCCGTCGTCCGAGATGCAGCCCAGCGGCTCCCACGGAGTCGGAGGCTGAAGGAGCGGCGACGTCGGGCTCGACGTGCCAACGTCGGACACCCAGCCGCCACCGTTCGTGCCGATGATCGTGAGGTCCGCCGCGCGGGTGATGTTGACCATGAAGGGTCTCCAGACATGCGAAAACCCCGCACGGCGGCGAGGTTCAGAGGGAAACAGGGTCCGGCGCGGGCCCGAAAGCCGGTCAGGAGACCGGGTGACAGAAGATTTCGTAGGTGCCGCCAACCCGGCGCAGGGCGACGTTCTCGTAGTCCCTCGGCCCGGGCAGCGTCAGTGCCGCCACCCGACCGAACACGACCGTGTCCCCGAAAGAGCCGGGGAGGTCGCCCGTGAGCCAGGCATGCACTGACCGGCTCCAGGTGATCGCAGCGGAACGGGTCTCGCCGAAAACGTCCATGTCGACGAGGAAGCGGGCGAGCCGGAACCCGTCGTCGCTACCGGCCGGAACCTGCTGGAACCGGATGGTCGGCAGCTCGTTGAGCAGATTGTTGTCGAGCTCGTCCCGCACCACGGCATCCGGGAAGCGGGCCGTGGCCCGGGTGATGAGTTCCAGCTCGATGTCGACGAGGGCGGTCACTAGTCGCCGCCCCCCATCTGTGCGGCCCGCAGCAGCACATGATGCGCAGGAACCTTCTCGGTTCCGTACTCCACCCAGCGGGCGTAGTAGGCCGTGTTGCGGACGACCGCGACCGCACGGTCCCGGCGACGCCCGCCGCGAGCCTTGCTGTCCGTCTCCCACGACTCCTTGTAATGGCCCGGAGTGGGGCTGCTGTCGTCAACTGGCGACAGCGTGATCGCCACATCCTTGATGACTTCGGCCCGGCGCAGCATCTCCGCCTGCATGCCCGGCATCCGCAGCATCTGGCCGACGCCTTGCCGCTTCATCTTGAACCGTGCTGCCATATCCCCTCCATCGACTCGCGCATCAGGGGGCGGACATGGACGTGAAGGGCGTGCTCGGCACGATCAGCTTCGACGGGGAATGGGTCACGATCACGAAAACGCCGGCCGGGCCGAAGCCCGCGCCGGTGCGGATTCGGGCCGCAGTCGTCACGGGCACACGGTTCAAACGAGGAACCCGGCTCATGCACGGCTACGTGCAGTTCGAATTCCCGGGAAGCCGCGCCAGCGGAGAGAAGAAGGGGCTGGCCTTCGGTGGCCGGCCGCCCTACGGAGACCCGTACAGCCTCTCCATCCCCCACAAGAGCAACGACGGCGCCGAAAAGCTGGTCGCAGCCGTCGAGCAGGCCCGCGGCTAGCCGGTCACCCGGTCGGCTGCGAACTGGATCGGACCGCGGGTCCCGGTGAACGGGCTGCGACCCCAGTCGCCGGGCTCGCCCGTGATGTCGCAGACGACGGACCGGATCACGGCCCGGTCCGTCGTCATCAGCGGTCTGCCAGCGGATACATAGACGGTCCACCCGGTGATGACGGTGTCCCGCGCCTGCTGCTCCGGACCGCCCACCTGCGGGGTCTCGGCGCGCGGCGTCACCACGCACCCCTTCAAATCGAACGACTCGTCCGGGCCCGGCAGCGGCTGCCCGCGCGGATCGCGGCCCGGCGACAAGCCCGTGCGCATGATCCGCACCGTCTCGCCGAAGGGATACGGGGCAGGCATCACACCCACCCCCAGCCCGGCTCGTACTCCTCGCCGACTCCAAGGCCACTGTCGGGCGGCCATGACGCCCACGGATCGGCGGTGTCCGGCGTGGGGTCCACCGTGAAAGCACCACCGCGGCCGGCCAGCGACTTGAGCGCCGACTTGTCGGCCTTCGTGAGATACAGGCCGCCCGAGCCGGACGGGCGCTGCACCGACATGGGGCCGATCGTCTCGTAACTGACCTGCTGCGGATTCACATAGGCACGGCCCGCCACCGACAAGACGACAGCCTCCGCACCCTCCGGGAGCGGCTTAACGATCGTCTGACAGAGCGATAGCGCCGACGCGATCAACAGGTCGGCCCGGTCACCGTCGATCTCGTCCAAGCCGAGGAACAACCCGAGCTCCTCGACAGTCGGCGGGGTGAAAGCCACGACGCCTCCTATCCGGCCAGTCCCTCTACGGCTCCGCACCAGGCAGCCAGGTCGGCCGTCGGATCCAGCTCGGCAGACCGGGCCTTCGCCCGCTTGCCGGCGAGCCGGTACTCGGACGCCGTGCGCAGCTTCCGGATCACCGCCTCGTAGCCGTCGAGATCCTGACGCTCGATGAAGATGCCGCCCTCGCCGAGCGACTCACACAGGCCCGGGGTGGGGTGGGCCAGGACTGGGATCCCTGAAGCGAGCGCCTCGACGCCTGCCCGGCCCCACGACTCGTAGGACGACGGCATCAGCAGCAGGCGCGTCCGCGCATACACCGTGTCGCGCATCTCGTGCCCGGAGACGTGCTCGACTTCCTCGACGTTCGGCAGGTCCGAGTAGTCGGTCTGCTCGCCGTAGGAGCCCTTCGCCGCCAGGAACTTGATGTCCGGCATGCGCTTGGCCAGCTTGTGGAACAGCAGGCCGCCCTTTTCCGGGTTGGTGTTGACCAGCGTCACCCGGTCGCCGGGCTTCGCCGCATACTCCTTGGCGAACACCGGAGGGCGAACAACGATCGACTGCTCGGGCCGGATGCCCTTGGGGTGGTCCACGAAGTGCAGTTCGGCCTCCCGGGCCATCCACTGCGAGTTGTAGACCGCCAGCGCCGTCGAGCCCGACGCCATGTCCCGGAACGTTGGCAGGAACGTGTTGTGGCAGATCGACACGAACGGCTTCCCGTAGCCGCGGGCCAGTGCGGCAGTCGACGGCACATTCTCCAGGTGGGACACCAGAACGCTCGCCCGCCGGACCGCAGTTGCGAAGTCCAGGCGGGACTCCAGCGGCACCACCTTCACGCCGTCCAGCTCATACGGTTCATGATCCTCGCCGTAGCGGGACAGCCACACCGTGACCTCGTGCCCGCGCTCGACGAGAGCCCGGAACATCGACCAGGCCATCCACTCCGCCCCGGCATTGTGCCGGGGCGGGGCGGCGTGCAGCCGGGCAACGACCTGCATCGCCCGACTGCCCTTCCCGCCGCCGCGGGCCTGCGTCACGACGAGGAGCCGGCCGTGCCGGTGTACTTGACGAACGCCTGTGCGTCACCCTGCACGTAGCCGTAGAACGCCTCTGCGAGGATCAGCACCAGGTTCTCCTGGAACGCCGAGTGGACGCCGCCGTCCTCGTCGACGTAGGTGGCCTCCTTGGAGATCCGCACGGTGATGTCCATGCCGACGCCGTAAGCCGCCTGCGACCAGTCTCCGCCGATCGCGCGCAGGCCCGTGTCTGAGCTGGTGGACTGGCGGCGCTGCTTGCCCGACACGCTCCGCGAGTACGCGAGCGGCTCACCGATCAGCGTTCCCGCCGACGCCATCTGCGTGCCCGGGACGGTCGTGTCGACGAGGATCGGACGGCCCGTGGTGTCCGTCGCGAGCAGCAGACGCGGCTTCAGCCGGTGGTCCGCCACCGTGCCGGTGTAGTCCCAGTCGTCGTTGATGACCAGGCCCATGCCGTTGACGAAGTCCGCCCACACGCCGCCGTCCGCCTGCGTGGCCGTGCCGAGCGCGATCGAGTTGGTGGTCTCCGCGAGGTAGTCGTCGAACGGGCCGGCCGCGCCCTTCATGGTGAGGCCGTGGATCGCCGCGTGGTCGAAGGCGCGGGCGAAGGCCGTCGGCAGATCCCGCTGCAGCTGCGTGTACAGCCCGCCCGCGTTGGTCATCGCGACCTCTTCGGCCACCGGGATGAGGACGGCGACCTTCTTCGCGGTCATCTGCTTGATGCTGACCCCGCCGCTCGACAGCGGCTTCCGGGCGGCCTGGCCGACCCAGTCGGCGACCGGCACGTCCATCGGGATCGGGATCGACGTGGTCGCGTCGATCGCGAGCGGCGCCGGACGGGCGAGCGCCATCACCGCGGACTGCTCGACGCTCTTCTCGAAAATGGGGCCGGCGAGGGTTCGCGGCAGGAGTGAAGCGTTGACATCACTCAGCTTGATCGGGGCCGTAGCCACCATGATTCCTTCTTTCGGCAGCTACTTCAGCTGCGCATGGAGGAACCCCTGGAACTCGTCCTCAGGGGTCAGAGGGGCCTGCTTGTTGTTGGCGCCGGACGCCTGTGTGCGGTCCGGTGCGGGGCGCCGCGGGCCCTCCTGGGGCTGGGATTTCGCCCAGTGCGGCTTGCGCTCCAAAAGCGCCTGGAGGTCGGCCTCGATGGCCGCCTCGTCGATGTCGCCGTCAGAGTCGATGTACGAGTCGAGGTCCAACTCGCCGAGCGGGTCGTCCGCGTCGGCGAACGACGTTGCCGCCAGGGCCTGCACCTGAGTTCGCACCAGGCGCTCGCGGGTCTTGGTGATCCGCTCGTTCGCTGCGGCCAGCTGGTCCGTCAAGCGCTCGGTGTCGGACTTCTCGGCGTCCTTGAGGCGCTGCAGCTCGGCCGCCTTCGGCTCCAGCTCCTTCAGGCGCTTGCGGAGGTTCTGGGCCTCCGAGTTCGCCTTCCGGATCTTTGCCTCGGCCTGCTTTCGGTCGAACGGCGTCTCCTCGGTCCCGGTCTCCGCCGCCTGGGCGTCGTCCGTAACCTCGGTGGTGTCATCGACCTCTGCGGCCTCGTCGGGCGAAATGACGCCCTCCGCGACCTGCTGGACAACTGCGTCGGTCTTGGCGTTCTCGTTCTCTTCGGGCATGACGGATCGGCCCTCCAGGGGCTGTGGAAATGAGAAAGGCCGCCACCAGGGCGACCTCGTCGAACGTTGAGCGCGGTTGTCAGCCGTGCTCGGCTATGGCCCGCCGGAACAGGCGGAGCTGATCGCCGGAATGGCCTGCGGCGTACTGCTGGTACAGGCGATCCCACTCCTGGGCGTGAGGCGACAGCTCGAAGCGCTGACCTCGGAAGACGGGGACGATCGCGCAGTGGCAGTCGTTGTGGAACTTCACGACCGAGGCGTCGCCAGTGAACAGTTCGTTCGCATCCCGGCCCGCCGTCTGGGCGTTCCGATAGACGGCGCCCCTGGATGCCATCAAGCGACAGAACGCACAGGCCCCCAGCGCGGCAGCGCGGGCATAGGCGACAGCCTGCGGATCCGAATTCACCGCCTGCCGGAGTGTGGCCCTGCCCCGATCCGCAACCAGCTTCTGTGTCGCGCCGTCGGCTTTGGTCATCGCGGCTTCGAGCCGCACATCCAGAGGCTTCTGCTGGGCAACCGTGGCGACAGCGTCGTCGCGCGGCCACAGGTCTTTCGTCGCCCACCGCATCGCGCTGTCCACCTGCTCGCCCGGCGGGGGATCCGCCAGCGGCACAGTGAATGCCCCCGCCGCACCGGCAGAGACCCGCTCCCCGTCGTAAAAGTCGGCAGCCAGAGTCGCCGACACCTCCGAGTAGCGGGCCACGATCGCGGCGACAGCCTCAATCCAGGGCGGCACCGAGGTCTGCAGCCGAGACGGGTTGATGAGACGCCGAATCCCCCGCAAGTCCCGCAGGAGCAGCCGGGTGAGCCCCAACTGGGCGGCGCGCCACCGGCCAGCCGACGCGGAGCCGTCAGAGGTTGTTGACGCCAAGGCCGACCTCCGGCGGAGTCACCGCAGGCGAACTAGCTCCGGCGCCGAGTTCGGCCAGCCGATCCATCAGGGAGTTACTTCCGGCCTGGCCTGCAGACCGGGAGCGGTCAGCGCGAACCCGCTGCCGCTGGCCTTCCGTCAAGCCCGCCATCTCCAACGTCACATCGGAATCGGCAGGCAGAATGCCCGCCTGGACCAGCTTCACCGTGGCGTCCGCCTGCGCGGCCACCGTCGGCGTCGCCGGGTTGCGCCACACCGTCTCGATGCGGCGTGTCTTGTCCGGCGGCTCGCCGTCCCGCACCCACAGCGCGAGGCGCATGGCCTGCTGCCAGGCCGCCCCATACCGGCGGATGCGGCGCTCGGACCGCTTCACCAGCTTCGCCTCGGTCGACCGGATGGCATCCGCCGAGGCAGGGTTGTCGGTCGTGTAGCCGAGCATGTGGGGCGGCAGGCCGAACTGCGCCGACATGATCCGCGCATACAGGTCGATGATCCGCGTCATCGCCGTCGGATCGTGAGCCGCGAACTGGCCCACGTCCGGAACGTTGCCGTCCTCGTCCCGCTCCAGAGCGAGCACGCGGCCGATGTACGTCTCCCAGGCACTCTTCGCGTTGCCCTCCGCATCCTGGAAGGCGGACTCGGAGGCGCCGAGGATGTAGCGCTGCGGGGCGCCGAAGAACTCGGCCGCCACCTCCATGCCCATCAGGCGCCGGCATGCAGCATCAGTGATCGACATGACCTCGGGGGTGATCTCCGACCTGCCCACCCGGTCCGCGGTGCGCTGGCGGTTCGCCATCCGCACCACCGGCACGACACCCAGGTTATGGATGTCCCGGTCGACGACCTCCCAGCCGCCCGACTCCGACGGCAGCGCCGTGACGGTCTGATCCGGCAGGTACAAGACGATCATCCGCTCCTCGGGGCCCGACTCCAGATACGAGTCGGCCCGGCACTCACGGAGTGCCGCAGTACCCATGCGGATCCGGGCGTCCCACAGCAGCGTCATGTCGAGCGGGGACTCCACCGTGATCAGTGGCGGGCAGTCCGGGGTGCCGCAGTCACCCGAGCCGACCGCGAGGTACTCGCGGCCGTACACCAGGGCGTCCAGGTGCGCGAGGGACGACTCGTCGAAGAGGTCGTTGGCGTCGGCGATCTCGTCAAGATCCGACGAGTCGGAACCGTCCTTCCATCGGAACGCCTCCAAGTCGAGGCGCTCCTCCAGGGACTCGACGCCGACCCGAGGCCATCCGATCACCGTATGCAAGCCCTTGAGCTGCGGCGGAATCGAGATACCCAGATCGCGCACCAGCTGCTCGCCGTTGAAGTACGAGTCCCGCAACTGCAGCGCCCACCGGTCCCGCAGCATGTCCGCGCGCAGCATGTTGATCAGCGCAAGTTCGTCGTCCGACAGATACACCAGCGGCAGTTCAGGGATCGAGACAGTCACCGCAACACCACCACCCTGCCTTTACCGCGCACGGTGGAGCGCTTCTGATTCTTCGGACTGTTCAACACCAGGCGCCGCAGCATGCGGGCGCCGACCATGCACACCGCGAGGTCGATTTTCCGGGCGGACTCGCGGTGCTCCTTGCCGATCGTGATCCCCCAAGCATTCGTCCGCCTGCGGGCATTGATCACATGGGTGCGCATCACCTTGTGGCCGTCGTGGGCCAGGTTCCGCTGCAGCACATCCTCATGCGCGCGCTTCACCGCGTCGGTAAACGTCTCCTGATTGCGGCGGTCACGCATGTCCCAGCGAACCGCGTGCGCCTTCGGGCCGGCCGATACGGCGCGCAGCGTGAGCTTCTTCCCGAATGCCTGCCCCCAGCGGTCCAGGTAGGTGTCCCAGTACATTTCGCCGTCGTCGTCCTTGCCGGAGCCGGGGTCGGCATAGAACGCCAGCACCCTGAACCGTCCGAACGCGTTGGCCACAACGCCGTCGACGTCCTCGCGCGGCACCTGGTACGGCATATAGCCCGGCGTTTCCGGCGACGGCCAGTTCGGAGGCCTCTGCCACACGCCCAGCGTCGACACCAGACCGTCCGACATGCGGCAGGCCGCCAGGCCCGTCGCATCGTCCGACTTTGAACCGTCGAAGAAGAGGACGACCTCGTCACCGTCTGCCAGCGCCAGATCCTCGCGCTTGCAGGCATCCCACTCGTAGCGGGCCAGCCACGCATCCTCCGCCGCGGCGATCTGGTTGAACCAGAAGCGCCGACTGCGGGAAGGCGGGTTGCGGACGTCGAGGATCGACTTGATGATCCGGGGAATGTTCAGCCAGACCGAGTCGCCCCGGACGGCAAGCAGCACCTTCTCCAGCCACGGCCTGGTGAGCTTCGCCTCGGGCGGCGCCTCCAGCGAGTCGTACAGAATCCCCGTGTCCTCGGCGCGGCCTGCCTCGGCCGCCTCGTAGGCGTCGCGGGTCTGCTCAGCGACCGAGTCCTCGCCGGGCTCGAACGCGTTGGTGATCGCGAATGTCCGGGCCGAACCGTCCGCCGACTTCGTAGCGTTGCGCTCGATCGTGGCGGCCATCTCGTGGCCCTGGTTCGACTCGATCCAGTGGTGCGTCTCGTTGAGCAGGGTGAAGGTGGTCCGGCCGCCCTCAAGGGCGCGCGGCGAAGAGGTCACGGCCTCGATGCGCGCCTGCCCCTTGTGGGCGTAGACGATCTCCTTGCCGACATCGATGCCGAACTCGGCCCTGGCTTTCGGGGTGAACAGTGACCCGAAGATGATCATTGTGTTGCGGGTCTGATCCTTCGACACCGCAGCCACCTGCACCCACGGCTCCAGGTGGGGCTCGCCGACCGCCTGCCCCTCCGGCACGCCACTCTCGTCGTCCGGGCCGGCAATCCGCCCCGACCAGCGGGACGGGCCGACGAACTCGACAGCGCACAACGTAGCGCCGAACGGATCCTTGCCCCAGCCCTTCAAGCGCTGAAGCACGGCATCTCGGTACGCGAACTCGCCGGTCACTGGATCGAGGGCAAACCACCACAGGACCAAGCGGACCTGCTCGCTCGTGTACCGCCACCGCTCACCGCGATGCTGAAGATAGGCGCCCGTCCACACGAGAACATGCCAGCCGAGCGTGAACGCCGGCTTGATGAACAGGCCGTCCTCGCCGCGCGTCCAGGTCGGCCCGATGACAACGGGCGTGACCTCGTCCGGGACTTCCTCGACCGACTGCTCAGCCACCGAAGGCGGAGCGGTAGTCATCGAGCGCCGTCACCTTCGCGCCACCCTGCGAGGCGGGCTTCTTCCGCTCCAGCTCCATGCGAGCCCGACGCCGGTCGCCCTCCGTCGTCAACAGCGACGACATGACGCTGTTCAGGGCGGCCACCAACTGGCCGTTCGGGCCGCGCTCCGACAGCAGCACCTTCGACATCAGGTCGGCGGCATACCGGGCCACCGCCCAGTCCGACGGCTGATAGAACGCGGACTGCCCCGACTCGCGCAGCGACAGATACCAGTCGGCGGAGATCGGATGCCACAGCGGATCAGCATCCGGCAGATCCGGCAGATCGTCCGGCGCCCCCGACGGGGCCCTCGTGACGGAATCCTGCTCTTCCTTCGAGCGATGGCCCATGCGCTCCTCGGAGCGCTTACCGATAGGTCCACGAGCGCCCATGACGACCTCCAGGGTCAGAGCGCGCCACCAGGGCGCACGGAGGGCTGGAAACGACAGCGCCCCAACTCAGGGACGCCGCCGGGGCGTCAGAGCGAGGCGACCAAACCGGCCGCATCAGGCAGCACGGCAAGACTCAACGGCGTACCCGGAACCCGGTCACCGACGATGATGTAGCGGCGATCCGAGTACACCTCGAACGCCAACTCCCCCTTGCGGATACGGCGGCCTGCCGGGACGGCGCCGCGGAACCACAGGTGCAGGCCGGTACCGGACCGGCCGCGTTCCATGTACGTCGGCGGCAACCGGTCCACGATCGCCTGCGCCCACGGAAGGACGCTTCCATCCTCGACCGCATGGTCCAGGTCGACGACCATGATGCCGTCGCCGGCCGTGAGGACGAAGCCGATGCCGTCGCCCGTCTTGGATCCGGCGACTGCGGCGTAGTCCGACCAGGACGACGGGTCCTTCACCGAGGCGAAACGGCCGTCGGTGCGCAGCGGCACCTTGTCCTTGTGCCGCACCCAGCGGGGACGTGAGGTCAGCTCGGCGGGAATACGGGCCTGCTGCTCGGCAGCAAGGGCTGCGTCACGCTCACGCTTGCGGGCCCGAGCTGCGAGGACGCGATGCGAGTTGGAGCAGTAGCGGCGGTCCGACCGGTGCATGACCGGCAGCTCTCCCCCGCAGTGCGCGCACCTCTGAAGCGTCTCTGGCATGCATCCAGGATAGCGCCGCCTGTTAACGACTATAGGCATTTGAGCTGCACTGTTACCGGCCTGCGACATAGCTCAGCCACCCGAGCGGACTGGACCACTTAGGCATACTCGCAGGTCAGGGGCCTTGGAAACCCGGGGGGGATGTCAGGTGCTATACGGGCCCGATCCTAAAGGATCATGGGTGGGGGGTACGCCCCCTATGTCCGTTTAGGGTTGGATCAAGGTTCAGAGATCATCCGGATCAGCCTCGTGCGTCCAGGCGTGGGCGATCACGTCCGTGAGGTCAGGCTCAACGCTCATGATCAGCATGTTGCCTTCGCGACCTCTCGACGTGATCACTGTCGTGATCGGTACTGCGACGTCGCACTCGGGACAGTGGACCTGGACCGCACCGACCGCTGCCACGCTCGCCTCCCCGGTGGCCGACGTACCTACCGGCTGGCCTGCTCCCTGCCGTCGAGGGAGTGGTGCACCAGCAGCCAGCCCGTCGACCCGTCCTCCTGGGTGGCCGGCCTGACCTCGGGCCCGCACGCGCAGTCGGGCTCGCTGGTGCTGGTGTCGTGGTCGACCAGGTCGTGCTGTGGTGTGACGTGAAGGGTGTTGGTCACCGCCGCTTGGCCCCGCCTCGCAGTGCCTTGGCGTGAGCGCTCGTGCTCATGCCTGTCGCCGCGATATGCCTCAGCTGGCAGTATCCCTTGGCTCGCGCCCCAAGATGCTTTGACAGGAGTCGGTTGCATCGGGACCAGTCGCCTGGTGTACCCCAGCGGATCTTGGCCGCCCCGACCCCGTGGGTCCAGTAGTTGCGCAGGGTCTGGGCGTTGCCGCCGCCTTTGCGTCCGCCGTTGCCTTGCCTGCCGCGTGCCATCACGTGCCACCCTTCTCCAGCGCGGGCCCGCCCTGTGGTGCGTCTACCCGCATGATGCTGCGGATCTGCTCACGGGGTACGGCGAAGCAGGTGCCGGCTTCGTCTTTGAAGATGGCCCAGTCGGGGGTGAACTCGACGGTGAGTGCGTCGTCTTCGAGGAGGACGTCTTCGCCGCGTCGCTCGTTGTGGACGATGAGGTAGGCGGGCATAGTCACCGCCTTACAGGAGTCCTGGGTGCCGCTCGGGCTGGCGCTTCCGCCCGGGCGGCGGGTTGGCGGCCTTAGCCGCGCGGCCCTCTGCGCTGGACTTCAACCCATGGCATGTGGCGCAGACGCCTTGAAGTCGATCCTCTGCATGATCGTCAGTCTTGGCCTCGACGTGATCGCAGTGACTGCTCGGCCGTACCCCGCAGATCTTGCACGTCGGGTCGCGGGCGAGCACCTTGGCACGAATGGTCGACCAGTTCGACGGCAGCCGGCTCTTGCGGTCCGAGTTCTTCCAGCCTCCGCTCACGGCTGCGCCTCGGCGTTGGGGTCGTCCTTCCGCCCTGGGCGCCAGTCGGTGACGAGGTCGAGGGTGAGCGTGCAGTCGTCGGGGTTGTAGCCGGTGATGCGGTAGACGACTTGGTCGGCGATGTTGACGTTGCCGCCTTCGATCCTGATGAAGAGGCCGGGGCCCCCAACGGCGTCGACGTCCATCTTCGCCCGCTGCGGGGCTTCGTCGACGACGACGCCTTTCCCGAGGTGGCGGCTGATCTGGATGTCTCCGTACTCGGTGCCGCTCATCACCTACTCCTCACCGCTGCTGCTGGGTGACCAGCCTGCGAATCCGGCGCGCCGGTCGGCCGGGCTGCTTGCGGTGGCGACGCCGTATAGCCGGATGGCGGTTTCTTCGGCGCGTCGGAGTGCGTCGTCGGCGCCGCTGATTTCGACGGTGATGTCGCGGGTGCCGTCGGACAGCTTGACTGTCACGTCAGGCATCGGCGTGGGGCAGCGCGGCGTTCTCGATGAGGTAGTTACCTGCTTCGACGAGTAGGGCGCCGAGGGCTCGGTAGACGTCTTCTGCGTAGAGCGTGCCGCCACGAGGGGCGACGGCGAGGGTGCCGATGCGTCCTCCGATTGGGGTGGCTCCGGGGAGGCAGGTGGTGACCTCTACGGGTGCTGTGATCTCTGCAGCCATGGCGCTGGCTCCTGTGGTCGTCAAGGGTTACGGCTTCCAGCGACGCCCGAGTAGCGCTTCGGGCACGTCGCTGGTGGTGATGGGCGGGGTGATCCAGTGGGCGAGGCGTGGGCCGGTGCTCGACTTGCGCTCGGGCGGTGTCGGCTGGTCAAGGCTCGCGAGAATCTCGGCGGTTACGCCTTGGGCGTGCGCGAGGTCGAGCAGTTCGGGGCAGTCGTTGAGGTTGTCGACGTTCGCCAGATCCATGTCGCTGTAGGTGCCGCAGCCGTGGCAGGCGATCGCGTAGGGGTTCCTCGGGTCGAGCGTGTGCCGGGCGAGGATGCGGCGGTCCGCCTCGCAGCGGCGCAGGATGGGCGCGGCTTCGTCGCTCGGAATGCAGTCCTCTTCGATCGACCGCTCAACAGTGTGGACTTGCTGGGTGATCCAGGCGTGGAGATCCGTCACGGCGTCTCCTCGGTGCTGGCGCCTTGCGGGGCCGGGAATCCGGAGAGGTCATCCGTGAGCGCGTTCCACGTCGACTCGATGTGGTCTTTCGTGGTGCTCTGCGCGGCGGCTTGGACGTAGGCGCGGATGGCTTCGGCCTGGTCGCGGACGTCGATGGGGATGGCGCTGACGACTGCGTTGAGGCAGGTCTTGTCGGCACCGTGCTCGTCTTCGTGGTTGAGCATGGCGATAGTCAGGTCCCATACCCATTTGGGCAGGACAGTGTTGGAAGCCATGGGCGCGGGCCTTCCGTGGGTTCAGGCGATGGGCGCGCCGCACCACGTGCAGCGCGGCGCGATGCTGTGCGGGGCGCCGCGTCCGTGGCGTCCGCGCTTGTGGAGGTATCGCATGCGTGCGGCGTAGGCCCGCGAGTAGACGGCCACGTACAGGCTGTGGAGGCCGCCCGACTCGCGCCTGAAGCTGCGGATGTGGCGGTAGGCGAACTGCTGCACACCGTTCACGTGGCGCCTCCCGTCAGGCGGGGATGGTGGCACGTTCGGTGAGCAGTGCCCGGACCGTATCCGGCTGCCCGGTGGCGTCGACGTACCGCTGACACAGCTGCCCGTTGGCGACGTGCTGGGGTGTGCCGTGGCCAACCTCGGGCGGGTGCCACAGGTGGGTGATGGTGCCCTGGTGAGCGACGGTCGAGCCGAGGAGTGCGTCGGCGGCGATGCGGTACGCGGCATCCTCGAAGCCGTAGGCGACGAACCGTTCGTCCATGCCGCCCGCTGCCCACCAGCTCGCGGGTTGGATGACGAGGACGCCGCCGGTGGCCCATTGGTGTTCGAGGTCGACCGCACAGTCGGAGGCCGGCGCACCTGCGAGGTAGTCGGCGGTGCCGTGCCGTGAAAGGCCCCGGTACCAGGTGTACGGCAGGTGCAGCACGCCGTCCGTAGCCGCCTCGATCGCGGCATGCAGGGGCTCGCGCTCGGGGAGGGTGTCGGCGTCGCAGAGGACGACGACGTCTGCCCCGGCTGCCTGCGCCTGCCGGACGCCTTCGTTGCGGCTTCCAGCGCGGGAGAACGGTGTGTGCCCGCTGTCGACGTCGAGGGGGATCGCGTCGGGCAGTAGCTGCCGCAGGTGGGCGCGGACGTACTCGTGGTGGGCGTTGCGCTCCGGGGTGCCGGGCCGCCACGGGATGACGACAGCGACGGTCACGCGCGGCTCCTTCCTTCAGAGCCACATCACGGCAGCGGCATTGATCGCCAAGTGCATCGCGTTGTCCGCAATGATCAGTAGCCAGACGGCCAGCCAGACCGGTCGGTCCTTGTGGTAGCCCGTCGCCGAGCACTCCGACCACGGATGCCAGTAGGAGCGCGGAGCCAGGAAGTTCTTTGCCCACACGACGTGCCGCGCTAGGCGGTAGTGATCGATGACCGCATGGGTCACGACGATGACCGCGAGCGCGACAGGCGACCGGGTGACGAGCAGGAATGGCAGGCCGTAAGTAAGCGCGTGCGCCCAGGCTGGCCACCAGCGCTTCGTCTTCTCGTTGGCCATCCAGTCGGATTGCAGGACGTAGTCCCCGAAGAGGTGGGCGAGGAGTAGGCCGAACGCAACCTCACCGGTCACAGGGCCCGCCACACCGACCATGGCCGGTCGGCTTCGACGCGCTCCATCTTCAGCTTCGCGGCTAGCTCGTCCTGCCGCTCACGCGCCCAGGTCGTGACGCCGAGCCAGCCGTGCCCGTCCGACGGCTCATCCGACACGGGCCAGTCGAGGGCTAGCAGGCCGCCCTTCTTCACCACCGCACGCAGGTTGCTGACGAGTTGCTCACCGGTCGCGTAGTCGTGGTGGATGAGCACGGCGAGGCAGTACGCGGCGTCGAACTTGCGGCGGCCGAGATGCCTCCCGAAGTCGGAGCCGTCGGACTGGAACGTGGTGAGGCCGGGGTCGCGTTCGGCGAGCGCCGCAAGCATGCGCGGAGAGGCGTCGACGCCGGTCACGTCGTAGCCCATGGCGCGGAGCGGAATGGCGACGCGGCCGTCTCCGCATCCGAAGTCGAGCACCCGCGCTGCGGCAGGAATATCGGCGGCGAGGAGGACGGCCTGCGCCCGCCCGGATGCCCGGTAGGCATCCTCGGAGATGCCGCGCGTGGGGTGGATGGCGCCAGCCGCTTCAGGCTGGTCCCACGCCTTGATGACGTCTTCGGCGCTCACGACTTCCTCCCTACGCGGATGGTGGTGACACCCGACTGATCCGGCATGTAGCCGTGAGGGTCGATAACGACCGAGCCGGGCGGGAGGCGCAAGTGCAGGAACGCATCATGCCGGGTGGCGATCACGATGACGCCGGGCTCGTCGGGGGCGAAGGTGCCACCGCTGTCGACGTGCGGATCCCAGTGCTCCACGTCGAGGTCGCGCGCCCGAAGCTGGTGGGCGAGAAGCAGCCCAGCGGAGCCGTTCACGAGGCTGACGTTGGGCTTGTACGCCTTGCCGAGGATGCAGATCGGCAGGCCGCTCATGCGGTGCCAGTGCTCAACCAGATCGGCCAGCCACGCGGACTGCTGCTCGCGGGCGTCGGAGACGTAACCCATCAGGTCGACGGACAGGTCAAGGCGCTGGGCCAGCCAACTCATGGCCTGGTTGTCGCGGGGGTGGCAGGCTCCAGAGTCGCCCATGCCGCCGCGCATGTAGGCCGGCGAGGTGATGCGGTCGGTGGCGAGTGCGAGCCCATCGGCGACTTGGTCGCAGTCGGCGCCGGTTTTCTGGCAGATCTCCATGACCATGTTCGCGAACACGATCTTCATGGAGACGAAGCAGTTGTAGGCAACCTTCGTCAGCTCGGCGGACTCGATCGACACGGCATGCACGGGCCGGTCATGCACGGTGCGGTACAGGTCTGCGATGTCGGCGACAGCTCCAGCGTCGTCGCTGCCGAGGAGGACGAACTCGGGGTGGAGGAAGTCCTGCACGGTGGTCGACATGGCAATGAAGTAGGGCCCGTAGACGAGTCGCACGTTCGGCCCGCACAGCGGGGCGAGGTAGGCGCGGGTAGTGCCGGGCAGCATGGTCGAGATGACGACCAGGGTGATCTGCTTGTCCTGCGCCTCGGCTGCCTGGGCGACGTCGCGGACGGCTTGAATGAGGTAGCCGTACTCGAAGTCGACCGGCTCGTCGATGATCGGTGTCTCGCCGCCGTATCGCGGGTCGTGCGGGGTCTGCACGGACACCATGACGATGCCCTCGCTCGCCGCGACCACGTCGGACGGCGAAGGGGCGAGGATCATTCGGGAACCGTTGAGGAGTTCCTCAATGCCAGCCTCTTCCGGCGGTGGCACTTGTCGGTTGAGGATCTGTTGCGGCCGGGGCGAAGGGTCGTAGCCGACGATGTGATGCCCGCCATGCTTCTCCATGGCGAGCGCACACGTGAGCCCGAGCTTCCCGAGACCGATCCAGCCGAGCCTCATCCGGCCGCCTCCTTCTTGCGTAGGACGGCCGCGAGGTATTGGCCGGTCGGGGTGAGGTATTCGCATCGCTCAACAGCGAACAGGTCGCCGAAGCGCTGTTCCAGACGGTCGCGGCTGTACCAGTCGGCATATTCCCCGACCTGGTCGAAGTAGCGGACGAAGCGTTCGAAGCCCGGGTCGGTGGTGGCGTCGTCGGGCGGCTCGGTGCCGGTGGCCTGGATCCAGCCGCGGTCGGAGTAGAGCATCAGCCGGGCGACGCCGTCGGGCCGGAGGATTTGGTGGGCGCGTTCCATGACCTGGCGGGCCCACGGGATGTGGTGGAGGACGCCGTTGCAGTGGAACACGTCGTAGCTGCCGGGATCGGCTTCGATGTACGGCGGTTCGCCGAGCGCGCGGTAGATCGTCAGCGCGGGCTGTTCGGCGATCCGGTCGGCGTACAGGCCGAGGACGCGCACGGCGAGGTGCAGGTTGTCGACGCTGATGTCCGCGAGGTCGACGCGGTTCCCGGCGAGGGCGAGCTCCAGGGCCTCGACGCCGACGCCACAGCCAAAGTCGAGCACATCCTGGCCGCCGGGCTCGTCGAGGCCCATGAGGTCGCGCCATAGGCCGTCATGGTTGCGCCAGCCGCCGTAGCGGGTGGCGCGCATCTGCTCGACCAGGGCCCGCAGTTCGTCGTCCGGCTTTGCGAGCAGGTCGGCGGCGGGGATGTAGCCGACGTCGTCGACGGGCGGACGCGACCATGCAGCACGCTGCCGTTCGAGGAAGCCTTCGTCGGTCACCGGGCCTCCGTGGCGATCAGGGCGCGAAGAATCGTGACGTCGGCGGCTCGGGCGGCTTCCATGGCGGGGCTGCCGTAGTCGGCGGTGCGGTAGCCGGCCAGTGATTCGGCGCGGGTCTGGTCGTCGTGTCCGCCCGTGAGGTCGGCCCGGTCGTGCAGGATTTCGATGTCGACACGTTCGTGCCGGTCGAGGGACTGACCCAGATATTGGATCCACGAGTCGCAGTGCGGCGACAGGGAGACGTGCCCGAGGCAGTCGGTCCAGGCTGCGGGCCAGATCGGGAAGGTGTTGCAGGTCGCGATGTCGTTGCTGCGCGGCCACAACGCGCCGGGCTCCTGTTCGCGGACTGCGGCGTCCCAGCCTGGCGTGAGCATGCGGGCGTCGTCGTTCCACAGCATCAGCCACTCGCCGTCAGCCTGCTCGGCGAGCCGGTTGACGTACTCGTGCAGCCGCGGATAGCCGAAACGTTCCGGTGCTGTCCAAGTGCTGGCCTGCCACGGGAGTTCGGCGTTCAGTGTGGCCTCGTCGTCGGGGTCTGCGGCGACGAGGATCTGAATGCTGCCGGGCCGGTCCGCGAGGTCAAGGAGGCTACAGATGGACTCAACGAGGGCCTTCGGCCGGCCGCGGGAAGGCAGCAGGATCGAGATCAACCGGCCACCGTCCCGCGAGTGGGGATGATGACGAGCAGGTCGTCGGCCATGGCGCGGGCCTCCTAGTAGACGGTGAGGATGCCCGCCCTGTAGACGGGCGTTTCGGTTCCTGCCGCCCAGGTGATCCACACGCTGTATTCGCCCGCAGTGAGCGCGGTGGTGCCGCCTGCGGGGCCGACGAGGATGCGGGCCCAACTGGTGGCCCATTCGCCGTTGAACCAGTCGCTGGTGCCCGGGTTGCCGCTGGTGGCCATGAACGCGAACTTGGGGGCGACGGCCACGTTGATGAGGCTGCCGGACAGGCGGGAGCTGGCGGAGATCCGCACATATTCGGTGCTGGTGGCGGCTATCTCCATGGCCTGCTCACCGCCCATCCGCTGACGGGGTGCCCGAGTTGCACGTCGACGTCGATGGTGGCGCCGACAAGAGCGGCGGTGAGCGTCGAGCCGCCGGTGAGGGCTGCGCCGGTCATGGCGGTGATGGCGGGGGCCGCAGCGCCGAGTGCGGCGTCGGCGGTGAGGTCCGCTGTGACGATGGTCCGTGCGGTGGCGGCGGCGGCGAGGGTGGTGTCGCTGGTGAGGGCGGCGGTGGCGAAGAAGGTGGCGGCGGCCGTCGTGGCCGTGTTGACGTTGTCGAACTCGGTGAAGTTCGTGGTGCCGTTGTTGCGGTAGGAGTACAGGTCAAGGGCGCACGTGTTGCGGGTGGTTCCGGCGGTGATCCATGCGGGGGTGGCGAGGGTGCGCCGGTTCGTCCACGTGCTGCCGTCGGTGCTGGTGTCCCAGTACACGTTGGTTCCGTCTTCACGGAAGCGGAGCCACAGGTGTGTGACGGCGCTGTAGGTGAGGACGGTGGCGCCCGCATCGGAGTAGGCGACGTTGGATTCGAGGCGCAGCGTCCCGGCAACGGTGTTGATGTTGAACGCGAGGTTGGTGCCGTCGGTGACGTTGATGACGGAGAACGCAGTCTGGGCTTCGACGGTGGCACTGGCCGCGGCTGCCGCGGTGGGGACTTGCAGGTAGACGCTGCTTCCGGCGAGGGTCCACACCTTGGCGGTCTGGTAGCCGGAGTAGTTGCCTGCAATGCAGGGGATGTGGGCGCGTCCGCCGGTTTCGGTGCAGCCGCCGTAGGCGTTGCCCCAGTCGGGTCCGATGATGTTGTCGTTGAAGTTGTCTACGAGGGTGGCGATGAGTGCCATGCCGCCTCCTCAGCTACGCGAGGGCGAGCGTGAGGGTGCCTGCGGCGATGCGCAGTTCGTCGCCCGCTGCGACGGTGCGGCTGGTGCCGACGGCCCCGTACCAGAAGCGGATGGGGGTGCCTGCGGAGTCCCAGATTTCTACGCCCACGACAGTGCAGGCGGGCATGCCGGTCCAGGAGAGGTCAGCACTGTTGGAGGTGGCTCCGCTGCTGGCGGCGGCGACGGTGAGGGTCTTGCGGGCGTAGGAGCCGCCGGTGACCTCGGTGCCTGCGGTCGCGTCGTTGCCGTTCGCGGTGACGAGCGCGACCTTGAGGGGGGCGGTGGGGGCGGTGGTGGTGTTGCCCATGAGCCAGTCGAGAGCCCTGTTCTCGGCTGTATTTGAAAGGTTGTCGCTGATGAGACTCGCCCCCTTTCAGGTGACGGAGAGGATTCCGGCTTTGCGGACGACGTTTTCGGCGCCGGGCGGATCGAGGTTGATCCACACCCGGTAGTCGCCTGCCGCAAGTTCGAGGCTGCTGTCGGGGCCGACGAGGATGCGGGCGGCGCCGCTCACCCAGTCCGCGGCATGCCATTCACCGTCGGCGGGATCACTGCGGTGGGCGACGACGGCGATCCGCACCGGAGTACTTCCGGTGTCGACGCCGGCCGGGAGGGTCGCAGGCACGTGCAGGTATTCGGTGGAGGAGGCGGGGATCACCACGTTGCGCCCACCTTCCAGCCGGTGTCCTGCGGCTCGGCGGCGACCCACGGGTCGCCGTGCGGTATCCCTGCCGCCCAAGGGCTATAGGGGGCGCCGACGGTGACGTCGATGTCGTCGTGGGTGGAGATCAGCGTCCCGCTGGCCGTGAGCGTCGCGGTGGCGGCGAGCGCCGTACTGCCGATAGAGGCTTTGACCCCTGACGCCGCCAGTACCGCTGCGATGTCCAGGACGGTTCCCGCGACTGCCGCGCGGCTGCCTGCCGCCGCGAGAGTGACCGTGGCGCTCAGGGCGGCGTCTGCGAGTACGGGTGGAGTGCCCGTGACTCCGTCGGCCGTCAGGGCGGCCGTGACTGCGAGGGCGGCTGTACCGGTGCGGCCGGCCTGCCCTTGTGCGGCCAGACCTGCTGTGACGGCGAGGCCGGTGTCGGCGGTGGCGCCTCGCTGTCCGGCCGCGGTGAGGGATGCTGTGGTGCTGAGGGTGGCGTCGCCGATGGATGCTGTCTGCCCGGCGGCGGTCAGGCCCGCGGTTGCGGGAAGCGCCGCGTCTGCCTGGGTGGCGCGCATTCCGTCCGCGTCGAGCCCCGCTGACGTGGTGAGTGCGGCCTGCCCTGGGTGATCGACCAGCCCGGCGGCGGCCAGGTTCGCGCTCGCGGTGAGCGCAGCGCCGCCGACTGCGGTTGTTGCGCCGTCTGCGGCGAGGCCTGCCGTGATGGCGAGGCTTGCCGCTGCGGAGGCGCCGCAGGTCCCAGCTGCCGTCAGGGTCGCGGCGGGCGCGAGGCTCACATCGCCGGTCGTTGCCCGTAGGCCTGCTGCGGTGAGGGTGGCTGCGGGTGCCAGCGCCGCGGCGCCTGCTGTGGCGCGAGTGCCGTCCGCCGTCAGGGCCGCCGAGGATGGCAGGGTTGCGGCGCCGGTTGTGGCCCGTACTCCGCCCGCCGACACGCCGGCTGTGGCAGCCAGGCCCGCGTCTCCGGCCGTAGCCCGAAGGCCACCGGCCGTCAGAGCGGCGGCGGAGGCCAAGGTCGCGCTACCGGTAGCGGCCCGGACTCCAGCAGCGGTCAGGCCCGCCGTGGCCGCCTGTGCCGCGCCGCCGGTGGTGGCCCGCAGACCGGCCGCGGACAGTGTTGCCGTGTTGGCCAGTGCCGCGTCGCCTGTGGTGCCGGAGGTGACGTCGGCTCCGGTGAAGTTGTCGAAGCGGAGCGAGTTACTCGACTCGGCGCGGATGCCGACGCTCGTGCCGCTGGTGACGGCCGTGTTGGTGACGGAGACGCGCGAGATCCCGTTGACGAAGCCTTGGATCGTCGACCCGACGGCCTGCACTTTCGCCACATCGCCCGCGACGGCTGCCGCGGTGTAGCTGCCGATGGATACAAAGGATCCGCCGACGACGGAGAAGAGGGTCCACGTGGTGCCGTCGTTGCGCCACAGGTAGCCCTGGGTGATCGTCGTGTTGCCGCGACACCAGACGCCGTGACTGAGCGCTGCGGTCGCGGTGATCGTGATCTGGGCGGAGTTGTCGTTGGTGGCCATCGCGCCGGTCGCGCGGATGACGATGGTGCCGCCCGCGGATCCCGATGAGAGTTGGCTGGAGACGATCGACCAAGTGCCGGACACCGCAGTCCAGTTGGCGCCCGGGCTTCCGTCGGCCCGGTTGAAGTCGTCGCTGAAGCTGGTCACGACGGCCTCCCCGTCAGGGCGTTACGCGGCCTGCGGGCTTAGCGAGACGGAATGGCTCGTCAATGTGAAGGTATCGGCGGACGCCCACGCCTTCGAGGCGGTGAGCTGCACCGAGTACAGGAACGTTCCGCCGGTCACGGCGGTCCACACGGAGATGTCCGTGATCGTTTCCGAGGTGCCGCCGTTGGTCCACGCCGGGTTGGTGCCGGTCAGCGCGAGGGCGGATCCGGCCGACGATGCGGCGTGCGTGAAGATGACGCGGGTCGCGGAGCCTGCGCTGATCGCCGTCGTCCCGGCCGCGCCCGGGTTGGCGGTGTGGAGCTGCGCGTACTCGGCTGCGACCGGGCCGAAGGCAGCACCCGCCGCGCGCAAGGTGTTGAGCAGGTTGGAGACCAGGGTGGTGGAGAGTCCTTCAGCCATCGGTCAGTTCCTCGTCTTCCGTGGCGGGCTCGACGGCGTCGGGCTGCTGGGGTGCGGGCGTGACTTCGCCGGATGCTTCGACGGTGAGGGTGATGACGTGTTCGTCGGCCACGGCGGTCTCCTTACGGGTGGGCGCCGTGTGGCGCGTCGACTGCGGGCTGGGGTGCGACGGGCCCGTCGGCGATGTAGGCGACCGGGCCGACCATCCAGGCGAGGACGAACAGCACGGTGATGACGGCCCGCCGCATAGCGCCCCCTGAGGTCAAGTCCCGCCGCCCGGCGTAGGGGTGGACGACGGGACGTTCGGGGCTCGAAGTGAGCGGCCAGCCCCGGCTCAGGCGGTTTCCATGAGGTGCCAGACGAGTTGGCCGCCGGGTGCGAGCGCGGTGCCGACGTGGTCCAGGTTGTCGGGCATCGACTGTCCGGTGCCGTAGACACGGAAGCTGCGAATGTCGGACGCCCCGTCGGCGTGGCGGGCCCAGACTTCGACGGCGTGGACGTTCCGGCAGTCGACGTGCACGATCTCGCCGGAGAGCTGCAACGGATGCCAGCGGTCGTCGACGGGGATCTCGTACCGCCAGATCGCGTCTGCCACCGCTGCCTCCGTCCGGGTTGTTGCCCGCACGGCCCCCACGCGAGGCCGTGCGGGCTGGTTGGGCCGAGCGCTGAGCGCTTCAAGGCCCGCCCTGCGCAGCTGCCACCGCGCGCAGGGGGCTTCAGGCGGCGAGTAACGTCGTCTGCCGCTGAGGAAGTGGTGGCGGCGGGGTTGGCGTGATCAGCTCGCGAGTGTCCGGGTCTCGCTTGGCGGGGTCGATCTCCATGAGGTCGTAGCGGGCGTTCTTGCCCTTGCCGTAGACGGAGATGCGGCCTTCGGATGCCCAGCGCCAGATGGTGCCGATGGGGCGTCCGGTCCAGTAGGCCATGTCGGCTGCGGTGACGAGTGCGGTGGAGGGCATGGTCACCTCCGGGAACGACGAAGGCCACCCGGTGGGGGGTGGCCTTAGCGCGAGACTTGAGCGATCTAAGCAGATGATCGCTTCGGTTACCGACGATTGTCAACCTCGTCGGCCACAACTAACGCTTACGTCGCGCTACGCCCTCCGCTCGCAAGGGACTTCAGATCCGACAGGAAGTACAACTGGACGCCGTTCTCGTCACGGAGGACGTGATCGAGCTTCTTCCGGTGGATCCACACGCGCGCCGTTCCGAGTCGAATGCCGAGTTGGCGCGTCCCGACTTCCAGGGTGACGAGGTGCGCGGTGAGGGGGAGTTCAGGGAGTCGAGCGCGACTGGGGCGTTGCCGGAGGTTCTGAAGCGTGGGCCACGCCGGGTCCGGGGCCCCGAACTCCTCACGGACCTGGGCAATGTGCGCGTCGAGCGTGGCGTGGCGAGTGAAGTATTCGGCAGCGTTGCTGAGCCTGAGGTTGCTGAACTGCTGGTGCCGATCGGCCTCTTCCGGGCGTCCACCCGGCTCCCAGGCAAGGATCTCGTCAGGGAGGAGTCCCGCGAATCGCTTGCGCGGCTTCGCGGTGTAGCCGATCTTTACCAGCCTCCCCCGTCGTGCGTAGTACACGATCGATGAGGGGATGCGGCTGGGACGTCGATCCTCTTCGTCTTGAAGGTGCTGCGCATACTTCCGTCGACCGTCGGCGATCGCCTGACCTATCGACTCGGCGTCGAGGTCTCCGCCTGTTCGCCGGATCCGCTGGAGTTCGGCGGCGATGAGAATGAAGGCGGGTTCACTCTGATCGACCGTCTCCACCAGGGCCTGAACGCTAGGGCGGACTCCGGACGACTCTTCGCGCGCAAGCCCGTAGGGCCTAGCGATCGGGATCTTGTGGTTACTCTGGACCATGTTGGCGCTCCTTCGTAGCGTCGGCCACGCCCCGGGACCGGTCGCACGGTCGCCGGGGTCTCAACTGCCCCAATTCTACCGGCTTTTGGATCTATTCGCGGGCCTTTGCGCAGGTCAGTGACGCAATCCTGCGACGATGCCGGAGGCGAGGTACACGACCAGCCCCACGATCACCAGCGGCCAGACGAGCGCGAAGGCGGCGGCCAGCAGGGCGTGTGAGAGTCCGTGCCCGTTCGTGGGTGCGCCTTTGGTGAGCACCATGTTGACCGCCCACAGTGCGAGTCCGATGCAGAGGTAGACAGCGACGCCGAGCTTGGGCGGGCCGGACGCCGCGAAGGCGACCGCGACGACCATGGCGGCGCCGATGAGCCAGGCGGCAGCGTAGATCCTGAACAGGCCCTGGTTGGGGCTCGCTTCGTTCATGGCGTGTGTCCGTGCTTCTCGTGCGGTTCGACACGGCAGACCGTGCACTGTAGGCAGATGCAGTAGCCCGGCTCCCCGCGCGGGATGCGAGGGTCAGCGCAACGGACGCAGTGGCATACGCATTCAACGTCCATCGCGGGCGGGTGGCCGCACTTGCTGTTCGCCTGATCAGGGCTAGCGAGGCTCGTCTCGTTCACGTCGCCTGCCCTTCCGTGTCCGGGTCGACCCGGAACTCCTCGACGTCACACGCCGGAGCGCCCCACTGGGTGGCGTTCCCTTCGCGGACTCTGCGGGCGTGCTCGGCGCGTCTGGCTTCAATCCACGCGTCCGCCTTCTGCCGGGTACTGAACACGCCACGGACGACGAGGCCGACGTCGTATCCAGTGTCTTCCGTGACGACATACACATCGCTCACGGCGTCTCCTCGTGCCACTCTTCGAGCATCGCCTCGATGCGCCTGAGGGTCTGCGCATGGTCCAGGACCACGGTCCCGTCCGGCTGGGTGACGTCCTCCGGAACGCATTTCCCATTGTCGACTCCTGCGGCGAGGAAGCCGATCGCGTCCTCGATGTCCTCGCAGGGCATTTCGTGGAGCCGGTGGTACTGGTAGTAGCGGGCTCCGAAGTCGTCGCTCATGTGGTCTCCTCGCCCGCGTCGCCGATGCCGAGTTCACGTTCGAGCCGGGCGATCTTCGCACGGTCGGGGCGTGGTCGGGGACGCCGCCAGTCGTGTGCAATCAGGTTCCAGACGGGATGGGGCCACCGTAGCCACAGGGGTGCGCCCGGCTCGGCGCCGTAGATGCCGCAGAGGCCGGTATAGGTGACGGCGAACAGGCTCAAGATGACCGCCAAGACATCGTTCACGGCGCCCACTCTTCACCCTTGTGCTCCGGATGCCCGACGAACGGCTGGGCAAGAATGCCGAGTCGCCGGTTGACTCGCTCGTCGCGTCCACAGTCACACGGACTGCCGATCCGAGCATCGTGGCAGGTCTCTCCACCGTCGCGCTCTTCGGTGGCCGCCGCGCATGTCCACCAGCAGTCCTCGACGACCTGATGCCGTTCGGCGAGCAAGTCGTCGACGAGCGCGAGCTTGGCGTCGAGGTCGGCGAGGACGCCCGGGTCGGCGGCGGACTCGCCGTACTTCTCGAAGAACTCGTCCATGCCGATCCGGTGGAACTCGCCGAGCATGACGTGCGGATCGTCCTGGCTGTAGACGGCTGTCCACTGGAACGGCAGGTCGCCCCGAACCGACTGCTTCCGTGTCTCCTTGTCCCGCGCTTCCGTGTACCTGGCGCGCAGAAACTCGGCGATCTCGCTCACGGCACATCCCTCTCACTCTGTCGCCCCGCGAAGGCCATGAAGATGGCACCCGCGCTGCCGAGAATCGCCAGACCTCCTGGGGCGATGTACCTGAGTCCGGCGGTCGTCACCCAGATCCCGGTACACAGCCCCGCGAGGCCAAGGATGAGCAGCGTCGAGGTGTAGATGGCGTTCTCCTTCCGAACGTTCACGCCGCGACTCCTGCCGCTTCGGCGAGCACGGCTTCCTGTGCGGCCCGGAGTTCCCGCCACTCCCCGATCGTCTCCCACTTCGCGTTGCATCCGCCGCAACGCACCCGGTGGCTGGCTGCGGACGCGGTGAGCGGCGTCCAGCACGGCCCGTCGTCGAGGCGCACGGGACAGTTGCCGATCTGCACCCGGCCGGGCCGCCGCTCGTCGTTGACGATGGCCGTGCACTCGCCGTGCAGCTTGCCGATCTCGTCGATGTCCTGGCCGACCTCCTCGTAACTGCCGCACGCCCACAGCAGGTTGTTCGCGAGGAAGGCGGTGCGACGCTGCACAGCGTCCGCCGCATGGTCGGCACGCCAGTACGGGTAGACGCGATCCTCGCGCACTGCCTCACCGACACGTCGGGCCCCGCCCTTGTCGCGCCAGACCGGATAGACGGTGCGAGGTGCAGTGGGCGGCGGGGTGGGCCAGCCGAGCGCTTGCCGCCACGAGTCCTCAATCGCCTGAAGCCTGGCCGCAACACCGCCGGACCCGACGAGGGCGAGGACTTCGAGCCGGAGCGGGACAGGTGCGGTGCGGCTACTGGATGAGCTGCCGCCGGGCTGGCGGGCGCCACGCATGAGAGCGGCCGTGGTGTCGAGCTTCCGGAACAGGACGGGGAGTTCAGCGATGCGGGCCAGGGTGACGTCGCCGCAGGGCCGGCACGCCCACCGGTCGAGCTCGTCGGCCCACAACTGCCGTCCGCAGCGAGGGGTGACGCATGTCGGCCATTCGTAGCTGTCGTCGTCGGGGGTGTGGTCGCGCATGGTGCAGTCCTCCGGCGGTGGTACGGGGAACGGGGGCACTACTGAGCCAATGATGCTCTACGTGATTGACACGGCGGGCCATTGGCACAGTCAGGTGCCGCACTCCACAGCCCGCACGCATCCCCGGCATTCCCCGACCGCCCCGACGACGTACCCGCTGGCGAGCAGCCCGCTCTTCCCGCAGGCGGCGTGCAGCAGCTCCCACCACCGCTGCTCCTCGGGCCGGCGGACGCGATGCCGGGTGCGGCCGTTGACGAACCGGACGCGCGCCGGGTATTCGTCGGCGATCGACGGGGCGGGGGCGGTCACGGAACGGCTCGGACGGGGATCGTCGCGGTCGACGACCACCAGGTCTCGCGGGTCTCCGGGTTGCCCGGGCCGGTGCGACGAGAGAAGTCCTCGCCCGCAGTCACCCGGTACTCGTAGCTGCCGTCAGGCCACGGGCCCTTCACCTCGCGGACGGTGGCGGTCCCGGCGCGGGCGGCGGCCCACTGCTGGCCGTAATGCCGGACGCGGGTGCCGACGCGGACGGGGTGGGTGCTCATCGCGTCTCCTTGCGTGTCGCCCGCCGTTCCCAGGCGAGCAGCCCGGCAACAGCGGCCTTCTGGATGGTGGCTTCGACCGGGTTGCGGGTGCGCCCACCATCGGCGAACCACCAGTTCCACCCGTTGCGGCCCGTGCGCGACGTCCCGCCGTAGGACGGTTCGACGACGACCAACACCCGACCGCCGGAGACGACATGCCAGTTGCGGGTGTCCGCCCAGTCGGGGGCTTTCACGATCTCAGCGGCGTCGATGACGGCGCGGGCCGCTTTCGCGGACAGGGGGCGGGTCATGCCGTCTCCTTGCCGGCTCGGTCGGCGAGTCGCGCGAGCGCCGCTGTGGTGTCGGGCGCGTTCCCGGCGTATCCGCCACCGGGTCCGTAGGCGGTGGGCATCTGGCCCGCGCGGGTGGGAATGTTGATGGCTCCGATGAACGTCTCATCGGTCGGCTGGTCGCCTTTGAACAGCCACAGGTAGGCGGTTCCGAAGGTGTCGGTGCCGATCGCGATGCTGTGGCCGGGTGGGGTGGTGTCGTCGACACCGTGCCAGTTGATCGCGCAGTGGGCGGCCAGGAACTTGGCGGGCATGGTCAGTCCTCGTCTCGGTTGATGTCGCGGTCGCCCCACCAGCGGTCGAAGCGGGCGGCTTCGGCCGGGGTCTCGTCCCACTCCCGCGCCCCGGGTTCGGTCAGCGGCTCCGGCATGGGCGCCGGGGCAGGCTCGGGCGGGGCGGTCACGGCTGGTCGTCGCAGACGCACGCCTCGTGCGGGAACCAGCACGGCCTGGGGTGGGCCTTTGAGGCGTCGCGGACGGCGATGATGGCGCCGATCTCGTCGTTGCTGAGGCCTTTGGCGAGGCGGTAGCTCTCGCGCCAGCCGTCGGCCTCCGCGTACTGCTCGTCGTTGTCGGCGAGGAGCCGCAGCGCTATGTCTCGCGCTTCCTGCACGGTCAAGGCGGGGTCGTTCAGGCGCTTGCGGATCTGGTCGATCTCGTCGTTGGTGAGCGGCTGGTGGGTGGTCATCGGGGCTCCTCGCCTTCGGCCGGGTTGGTGACGGTGACGCCGTCGCGGGTGCGGGACAGGACGCGGTCGTACTCGCGCTTGGGGTCGTCCCAGCCGCCTCCACCGCCATCGAGGGTGAGGGTTTTGGCGTTGGCGCGCTTCACCTTGTAGGTGCTGGTGACGGCGAGGTCGCGCCGGAAGTCGCGGACCTTGACGATGTCGCCGGGCTGGAAGTCGGAGCGCTGCCACGGCCGGGAGCGCGTCGCTTCGACTGCCGCAAGGTCCGCTACGTCTTTCGCCTGGCTCGCTTTCTGCTGCGCCCGGGCGGCCATCTCGCGGGCTTCGATGGCGCGGCGGGTGGCGTTGTCGGCGCGGTCGCGGTCGCGGACTGCGGACCGGTAGGAGTGGTGGCCGACGAGGAGCGGCTGCCCGCCGGCGAACCGGCCGTACATGCCGGATGCGTGGTCGCTCATCTGGTCGGCGGTCTTCTTGAGTTCGTCCGCTCGCCGTTGAAGACGCTCGGCGTCGCGCTGTTCGGGGTTTTCGTTCGCGGCGTCCACCACGTGCTCCTATCGGTTGAGGCCGGGCAGGTCGCCCCAGCCGTGTACGAGCCCCGGGTTGTGGGCGGCCAGTACCTTGGTGGCGGCAGCGATCCGGGCGAGCGCCGCCTGCCGACCTTCCTCATAGCGGGGCTGTCGGCAGAGGGAGAGGTGGACGCAGGCTTCCCAGGATTCGCGGCGCGCGTCCCGGATGTGGGGCGGGAGTTGCCGGGCGGCTAGGTCGGCGACTGCATCCGGGACGGGGACGGTGTACGGCGGGCGGGCGATCACGGCTTCCGCTCCCCCAGCGCCCCGATGGCCGCGATGACGTCGGCGACGCCCCGGTTGTAGGCCTCGTCGGTTTCGTCGCCGGTCGCGTCGGTGAGGTACTCGCCGCGCGCCGCCTCAATGGCCTTGGCCAACTGGAGGGCGTCGTGCTCGGCGAGGATGCTTTCGGCTTCTGCGCGTTCGGTGCATCCGCTGACCGTGATCGCGCCGATGATGTACTCGGTCGGGTTCTGCATGTCGATCTCCTCAGGCGGCAAGTCGGGCGACGGTTCGGTGGTGGAGCCCGGCCTCGAAAGGCCGGGCGGGGCGGGTCAGGACAGTTCGGTGAAGCACAGCCAGGCGGCCCGGTCCCGGCCGCTGTAGCCGAGGGCCTGGATCGCGTGCGCGAGTTGGACGTCCCAGCCGGCCTGCTGCTCCGGGGAGATGCCCGCCGCGCTCCGGTACTCGCCGGGCTCGACCTCCTTGCTGTAGGCGACCAGGAAGATCTGCTCACCCTGGTTGGAGCCGCCGGCCGCAGAGTGCACGTCGGGGCACCGGTCCTTGATCGTGTCCAGGACTTCGTCGATCCGTTCGGCCTCATCGGCGTCGGAGCCGACGTGCAGGCCGTAGGCGAGGAATGCGGTGTTCGTGTCCACGGGGAGACCTTTCGTCGCGGGGCCGGACTGATTCGGGCGCAAGGGTGTTGCGTTGCGTAGGGGGCCCGGGTTGTCCCGGGCCCCCTACGGTTCGATCTAGCCCATCATCCGGCGCCACACCGAGACGGTCTCCTCGTCGCCGCTGATGTTGAATTCGACCTTCCCGTTGTCTTGGATCTTGGTCGATACGCTGAGCCCGCCCTCCCGGAGTGCGTCGCGGTTCTCCTTGAGGGTGGTGCCGCGCAGGTCTTCGGTCGTGCGGGTGAAGCTGAACCGGCTCTTCGCCATGTGAACTCCCTGTTGAGGTGTCGTTCCGTCTTGCGATACCTCAAATATAGTGGGTACCCATCAATACGTCAAGTGGGTACCCACTAGATCTTTTCATGGGTACCCACTACACTCGACACATGGACACTCCACCCAAGCCGTTTCAGCAGCTCACCGCCCTCGCCGGCTCCGAGAGCATCGAGCGCGCCCAGGCCCTGACCGAGGCGTTGAAGGCCATCCCTGACCTTCAACACTGGCTGCGGGAGCAGCGCCAGCACGTCGTCCGCACCCTCCATGAGCGGGACGGAATCAGCTACACCGACATGGCGCCCGCCCTCGGGGTCAAGCCTGAGCGCGTGTCAGGCATTGCCCGTGGCCACAGCCGTTCATCAAGGAAGGGCAGCGCCGAGGGCTGACCGGCGCCCGGTGGATGGCCCGCGCCGCACCCGACACGCAAGCCCCGACCGGAGACGATCCCGGTCGGGGCTTGCGAGTGCCCGGGCAGGTCACCGCTGGTTGATGTTCTTGACCCAGACGGCCCGGGTGTTGGTGGTGCGGTGCTCGTGATATTCGGGCCCGTTGTGGTGGTGCACGTCGGGCACGACAGCCCGCTTGGCCTTGCCGATGGCACCCCCGACGGCGGTCACGACCATGGCGAAACCGGCGAACGGGAGGGCAACGGTCAGAACACCGGCCAGGGTCACGGTGGACAGGCTGTGGATAACCGACGACAGGCCCTTGCAGGCGAGCCAGACCGCACAGCCGAGGCCGATGGATCCGACACCGACTCCGATGGAGCCGACGGCGATTCCGAGCGCCCAGGCGGGCACGATCCGGCTGTCGGGCTGCGGGACGGGCGGGGTGGTGCCAACGCGAGGCCCGTCCTCGAATGACGGGATGCTCTCGTCGTCGACGCGGACGGCGGTGGGCTTGTCGGTGCCGATCTCGTCGAGGGCTGCGAAGAGGCGGCGGATGTTGTCGCGGTCGGCTTGCGTGGCCTGCCCGGCCGCGGCGGCGGTGGGCGTCGGCTCGGGCAGGTCGAGCATGGGGTGAGGTCTCCTTCGGGTAGTGGTTACGGGGTGGCAGCCTTGGCGGTCGCCTTGGCCGGCTTCTTGCGGGTGCTGGTCTTGGGTGCGGGTGTGGGCGGCGACGGGGCCATGGCGGCTGCGGCGGTCTGCTGCGCGTACCACTTGCCGCCGACGCTCGCCCCGCCGTGCACCTGCTTCTCGTGGGCCCGCAAGGCGCTGGTGGCCTTCTTGGCGTCCTGGAAGCGGGGCTTCACCTTCTTGCCGCAGGGGCAGCTCCAGCCGATCAGGCCGGAGCCTTTGTCGGCACCGAACCGGCTCGCCTTGTAGACGGCCCACTTGCTGGCCGTGGCCTTGGTGCCCTTCGCGGGGCAGGGCTTGGATCCGGTGAGGGTTCCGTCCTTGGCCCGGGTGGCGATCTGTCCGTTGCCGTGGCAGGTGGTGCAGTTCTCGTGGGTGATGCGGCGGATGGCCGCGGCCTTGCGGGAGGTGGTCACGTCGCGGTGGGTGTCGACCATGGGGGCGATGACCCGCAGCACCAGCCAGGTGCCGAGGCGGGCGTGGAGCGGGCCGCTGCGCGGGATTTTGACCCGCCGGGCGGGATGCGTGCGCCGGACGGCGGTCGCGGTGGTGCGGCGGCGCGCCGGGGCCTTGCGGCGGGCGGTCGGCCGCCTTGCGGAACGCTTCGCTGCCATGATCGGGACTCCTTCTCAAGAACTTCACATATGTGGATCAATAGGGTGTCTATGGGCCGTCTTTGGCCCGACTAAGGCCCGTCTATGGCCCGGCTACCTGCGGTTCCTCTTGATCGCCCAGTCGGGCCATAGACGGGGTGAAGACGGGGGTTAGGCGGCCCGTAGACGGGCCATAGTCGGGCCCAACAGGCCTGCGGCGGCCTGCTCAACAGACTCTCGGGACCAGCCGCGGACCTGCGCCCGGCCATCCCACTCCTGACGGATCGCCGTCACCGACGGGGCATGCTTCCGAAGCAGCTGAGAGAGGCCGTTGGCGTCCATCTGCACGCCCGCCTCGCCGAGCGCGGGGAGCAGTTCCTCGGTCGTCGGCAGGAACGTCTTCGCGCCGAACGCCCGCAGCAGAACGGCGACCGTCGCCGCATCCTCCACACCGCCCTGCTCGTCGAGAGCGACGAGGCGGTCGGCCAGGGACGCTTCGCCCGCCGCACCATCGCGGCGGATCACGTGCAGCAGGTTGGCGGCGGCGAGGCTGGCGTGGTCGAACCAGGGACGTCCGGCGTCCTTGCGGTCCTTGACGGCCTGCCGAATCTGGTCACGCTCGAACCGGTTCCACCGCCACAGCACGGGCCGGTCGAAGCCAGGGCCAGCGATGTAGAACTTGCCGGCGTCGTAGACCCGCTCGTCGTCGACGGCCGGACGCAGCCGGTCGGGACGGTATCCCGCCGCGGAGGCCCCCTTACCCAGGACAAGGGGGATGTCCTCGCTGCGCGCGGCGAGCATCACCCGGTAGGTGACGGCGCTGGCGATGGCGTCACCGAGGGAGTCTTGTGTGGCTTCCTGGGCGGCGAAGAGGAGGTAGACGCCGGTCTCGCGGCCGATGCGGAGGATCTCGATGGCGAGTTCCTTGGCTTCCTTGGGTAGGAAGATGAACTCGTCGATCAGGCCGAAGATGGCGGGCTCTTCGGGGGTGGGCTCCCACAGGTCGCCCATCTCCTTGGCCGACTTGACCTGATTGCGGGCCGAGGCGATGTCGCGCAGCCAGCGCAGCTTCTCCGTGCACTCCTTCGGTCCACGGATCGGCGGCAGCGCCATGACCTCGGAGAACTCGCGGATTCCGTCCTTGACCGGGTCCATCTCGATGGCGATGGCGTCCCGGCATGCGGTGATGACCTCGGCGAGGCAGCGCAGCGCCCCCTTCGTCTTCGCCGACCCGGACGAACCGATGACCATCATGAACATTCCGCGCAGGCGCATCTCCAGCAAGGTGCCGTCCATGCAGCGGCCGTACACCACCGCATCCTTCACCGACAGGCTGTTCGGCGAGTGCACCGACGGCCGGGGCATGTCGGCGAACGGATCCGACTGCACGAGACGCAGCGTGAGGTGGGAGTTGTCCTCCGGGTCCGGCTCGCACAGGGTCTGCCCCTTGCCGATGCCGAAGTGGGAGTCCAGCTTGCTCATTACGGCGTTGACCTGCTCCGGCGCCGCCCCCTTGAGGACGACGTCGATCTCCCAGCCCCAGCCACGGTAGCCGAGCACGCGCACCGCGCGGGTGTCGATGCCCTCCCAGGCGAGCGCCCGGGTGACGCACTGCTCGACCTTGTCCGGCGACTGCGCAACCGCGAGCGGGAACGGCTCGTCGCTGGTCGGGTCGTCCTGCTCGGCGACGATCTGCTCGGGCGCAAGGCCGGTGTTGTTGAGCCGGTAGCGCCCGTACCAGGTGACGGCGGAGGCCACGGACAGGGCGAGCACGCCTGGCGTGATCCACCACGAGTCCGCGGCGGTCATGCCCGCTTCGGCGACGAGCGCCCACCAGCCGGCGAGGTTGAGTGCGGCCAGCGCGCCGGCGCCCCAGCCGAGGAACTTCCAGCGCCGGTGGCGGATCTCGGTGTTGCGGCGCCAGTCGGTCGACGAGGTGACGCCGCCGATCGCCTCCTGATAGTCGTGGGAGCGCAGGTACCGCCAGCCGAGGAAGGAGACAGCGCCGGCGCCGGCGCCGAACCAGCGAGCCGCCGTCCAACTGCCGCGCACCGACAGGCCGACAGCGCGCCCGGTGGTCTTGGCGACGACCATGGCCGCGCTGCCGGTCTTCCGCAGTACCGGGTAGGCCGGCTCGTAGGGCAGGAGGACGCCAGGCGCGATGTCGTCGTCGAGTTCCCCGGACAGGTCGTCGGGGACTTCGAGCTCGCCCGGGATCACCTTCGTCAGGTCCCAGCCGGGCGGGAGTTCCGGGTTCATCTCGAGGCTCATGACGGGTCCTTCTGGGTGCTCTGCTCAAGGCGTGCCTGAGTGCGGGCGATAGGGCTGGGCGGCTGGCTGTCGCCGGCCCGTCGGACGGGCGGAGTGCCGCCGTTGTTGCGGCGCCCGTCGGGGGCGTTCGGGTCACGCTTGGAGCGGGGACCCTTTTGGGATTCGATCAGCGAGAACTCGCCGAAAACGGGCGCTTCAGTGACGGTCCGCATGTGGGCCTGTGCGGCGCGCGACTGAGCTTCGATTTCGGGACGGATTCCGACCGTCTTGCAGCCGGTAACGAGGAACCAGGACTCGGCCCAGATCTGGTCCGTGACGAACCTGGAACCGCGCGCGGAACGGATCGCGTCAGCGACCTGCCACACGTCGCCGTGCGTCGCCTCGCGGTCGGCGTCCTTGCGGGTCTGCTCCTCCTCGGCGGCCTTCTCGCGGGCCACCCTCTCGGCTGCCGCTTTCGTATCGGCAGCCTGCTTCTCGGCGCGCGCCTTCTCGCGGGCGGCGTCCGCCTGGGCCTTGGCGCGCTCGGCAGCCCGGCGCTCACGGCCGGATGGGATCCCGTCGACCTTCTGCGCGATGCCGTGCTCGTAGGTCATCAGCACGATCGGTCCACCGAGGGAAGCGATCGCGCCGATGATGCCGGCGTTGAGGCCGATCGCCGGGTCGGTCATGCCGCCGTACAGGTTGACGGCTGCGGCGATCACGGCGCCAACCATGATGCCGACGCGGTAGGGGCGAACGTCGCGCCGGTGGGCAACCGCCCATGCGGCGCCGAACGCGAGGACGAGGGCGAAGCCTTCGAGCAGTGCCGGGGCAGCGATGAGGAACTTGCGGTGCGGGTCCCAGAAGTGCATGAACTGCACCGGCGCTGCGATCACCAAGCCGACGGCATAGATGCCGCGGGCGCCCCACTTCCACCAGCGCTCCGAACGCTTCTGCTCCTTGGCGATCCGCACCTCCAGAGCTTCCGCCTCAGCCTCGGCCGCGTCTGCCTTCTCCCGATCCGCTTCGGCCTTGGCGGCTTCGGCGGCCTTCTTGGCGAGGTAGACGTCGTGGTCGGCCTGCTTCCTCTCCTGGGCCAGGCGGGCTCGCTCGTTGGTGAGCCGTTCTTTTTCGGCTTGTTCGGCGGCGAGGATCTCGGCAGCCTTCGCCTCGCCTTCAGCCTTGATGCGTAGCGCGTCGGCTTCAGCAGCAGCCCGGGTGCGGATCGCCTCCGCCTCGGCCAGCGCGCGCGGGTCGAACCGCGGCTCGGGCGAGGCCAGCGGCGAGCCGTTGACCTTCTTCTCGACGGAGGTTGTCACGATCGGGTCCTTTCGGATTCAGCCGCGCGGGGCGGCGCGGTGGGCGATGAACGTTGCGGTGGCGTTGGCCGCGCTGTAGGCGGTCGCGTAGAACACGGCGACAGCTGCGGCGACCGTGACGACGGTGGGGGCGCCGAGCGTGCTGACGGCGGTCAAGGTGACGGAGGCGACCAGGGCGGATGCGACGCCGATCGCAACCAGGACGAGACGGTTCAGGCACATGTCAGCCCCTCCCCCGCCGGGTCGTCTTGCGCCAGCCGAAGCCGCCGGGGAGGTTCCACGACGTGGTACGACGGCCGGTCGAACTGCGGGTGTAGTGCGGCGTGTTCTTGCCGCCCAACGTGATCGACCAGCTGTGCAGGCCGATGTTGACGCGGACACCGGGCAGGACCCGGAAGGACTTGCGGAAGGTGATCGGCATCAGACCGTCTCCGATCCGAGCGGCACCGGCGTGAAGCCGACCTCGCCGTCCACCTTGTCCGGGAAGTCAGGGCCCGCGACCTGGTGCGATCGCATCCGGTAAGGGCGCTGCAGCCGCCACACCATCGGCGTGTAGTCGAAGGCCACGGTGTAACCGTCGGCGGTCGGCCAGTCCAGTTCGGAGGCGGCGCGGACTGCGTCGGTCGGGTCGGCGGCGCGAACCCACTCGGTGTAGACGCCGGACGGGCGGGTCGGCCAGGTCACGCTGTACTTCTTCATGCGGTGCTCCTCTCAGGGGTGGGGTCGGGGGCCGCTCAGCCGCCGATTTCCTTCAGGTAGGCCTTGGCCTCGCTCTTCGAGACCTCCAGGCAGGTGGCGACGATCGTTGCGTCGGCGTCGGGGTTGACCTCCCGGATCGCCTCGATGCGGCGGATGTGCTCGTCGTGCCGGACCGGGTTCTGCGGCACGTTGCGGTTGAACAGGCCCATATCGGGTTCCTCTCAGGCGGGCGCGCCGGTGCGCGCCTTGTGGAATTCGCGGATGAACTCGTCGGTGAGCCCGGCGCCGAGTGCGGCCCCGACCGGGCCGATCCCGGTCACGTCAGCGGCCCACAGCTCCAGCCACGCCATACGGGTGGCGGCGTAGTTGATGACCGGGCGCATGCAGCGGATCGCGAACACGACCGCCCCGAGCGCGCACATGACGGTCAGGGCGAGGGCCCGCAGCGCCCACCGGCCCGCGAACCGGGCAGCGAGATGCAGCCGACCGGGCTTCGCGGTGATCAGGTACGGGCGCATGCGGACTCCTCTCGGGGTCAGGCGATGGTGTGGATGGGTGCGCGCCGGGCCACACGAACGGGTCCGGCGGCGGGGTTGAGGTGGGCGGCGAGGCGCTCCAGTTCGCAGGCCTGGGCTTCGCCGTCGTCCCACTGCGCGTCGTACTGCTCCAGCTCGGCGGCCGGGAGCCGGGACAAGGCTTCTTCGGTGCGGAACTTTTCGACCCGCCGCACGCCCGGTCGCAGCATCTGCGCGGCGTGCACGAGTTCGTGAATGACGGTCTTGTCGACCTCGGACGCGTCGTAGAGGTGGGCTTGGGCGTTGACGACGGCGAGGACCCGGTCGAGGCCGTACAAGGTGCAGCCGTACAGGCCGTCGTCGTCACCGGCGAGGAGGCGGGTGAAGTAGGTGCCGGTGACGAGGAGTTCCACCCCGAGCAGGCGCACACCCATCTCGCTCTCGACGAGCGCGGCGGCCTGGTCGGCAATGGCGCACACCCGGTCCAGGACTGGGCGTCGGGCCGGGCCGATGGCGTAGGCGTTGACCTGCACGGGGGGCTCCTCTCGGGGTTGGGGGTCGGTCAGTTGCCGGGCTTGAGCTCGTCGGCGGTGTAGCCGCGGTAGCCGAGGACGGCCTCCTTGACGCGCCCGTCGATGCCCTTGACGGCGAGTTCACCGCCGGACTTGGAGCCGTCGTCGACGACCGTGCCGGTCTTGCCCTTCGCGTCGCCGGTGGTGACGGTGACCTTGTCGCCCTTGCGGAACATGCGGGACTCCTTCGGTTCGGTGAATGGATGTGCTGGTGCCGGTCGTGCTGGGCGCCGCACCGTGGGGGCGATGCGGTCCCCGGCAGGACCAGGGGGTGGAGCCGTGGCGGCGAGGCCGCGGGGGAACGAATCCCACCGCCACGGCGATCAGGGGCCGCTCACCAGTACTTGGCGTCGGCGGGGTCGATCTTCGGCAGCTTCCGGGCCGTCTTGCGCAGGGCGTCCGCTTCACGCTTGGCGCGGGCGACTGCGGCGGGGTCGGGCTTCCGTGGCGGGGGCGCGTCGTCGCGCTTGCGGCCGAACATCACAGGTAGCTCCCCGGGTCGGCCGCGACGAGCACCTCGCGCGACAGGTCACCCTGGGCCGGGCCGACCACACTGTCCGCCTCCAGCAGATCCAGCAGCCGGCAGGCCGTCTGGTAGCCGACTCGGAGACGCCGCTGCAGGCTCGTCACCGACGCGGACTGGAAGTAGATGACGTGGGTGCGGGCCTCGGCCAGCAGCTCCGGTGTCACGGCGGCCATCAGGCAGCTGCCGGGTAGTTGAAGCCGTCGAGCTCGGCAAGCAGGTCGGCGTCGGCGGCGAGCCGGATCTCCGCCCGACGGGCCTTGCTGGCGGCGGCGTACTCGGTGAACACGTCGGAGATCGACAGGACCGTCGGGACGAGCACCAGGGCGCGGTCGGCGCCGCCCGTCAACGTGGCGTGATCGGCGGAGAGCAGGAAGGGGGACATGGCGGGGGACCTTTCAGGTCGCAGAGAACGTGGAAGGGGGGCGGGGGTCAGGCGGTGCGGCGGCTGGGCAGCCACAGGCGGCGCTTGGGCTCGGGCTCGACGGGCGCGACCGCCTTCGGCTGCTGCAAGGCGTCGGCGATCCGGGCGAGCTGGATGTTGGTGGCCTGCTGCTCGGAGACCAGCGCGAGCAGGGCGTACAGGACGGCCTGCTGCTCGCCTTCCGTGCTGGTGATGCGGAGGCCATGACCGTCCCTGCCGTCGAGGCGGCGCCGCACGGTGGTCAGGTGCTGCTCGGTGGTTCCGGACATGAGGGGACTCCCATTGGTGGGGCGAAGGTGGATGCCACGGCGGCGGGACGGGGGGATTGTCGAACCGCCGCCGTGGCGGTCTAGGGGTTAGGCCTTCGGCCGGGTCTCGGACTCCCGGTTGGCCTTGGCGACCTTCCGGGAGAGTTCGGCGCGCTCTGAGTCAGTCACCGGACTCACCGTCCGGCAGGAACTTGCCGCCGTCGCGGTGCGCATAGCTGACGTAGACGCCTTTTACGAGTGGGGCGCGGACGATGGCCATCAAGTCATCAGGCCAATAGCCGAGGAACACCTCGTCCACGCTGGCCGCCAACTCCTCCTCCGGCGACGGGTCGGCAGTCACGGCGCCACCACCGTCAACTGCGGGGTGCCAACCTTGTAGGCGACGAAGCCGGTGGCGAGCCGCTGCCCGGTCGCAGCGTCGGCGACCGCGATCCGCAGCAGCGGGCCGCCGTCGAGAGGCTCGGCAATCGCGCCGATCACCTCGTCGGCCTTCGCCTGCGCCGCCGTCAGGCGTGCCAGGTCGGCGGTCACGACTCGGCCTCGACGTCCGGGACGACGACCAGGAAGCGGTCGGTACGGATGTCCTGCACGACGGTCGCCGGGACGCCCTGGTCGCGGAACTGCTTCGCCTGCTCCTCCGCGGGCCAGGAGCCGCGCGGGTGGGAGGCCGGCGAGGTGGCGAGAACCTTGCGGCCGGTCACGACGCACCGTCCTCGGTGAGGATGAACGTCGCGGACTTGAGGTCACCGAACGCGCTGGCCCGCTCGCGGCCGAGCTGCGTGTGCTCAGCCGCCGTAGTGGCGGACTCGGTTCGATCGGCGATGTCGGTGATGCGACCGCGGGCATCGGCCTGAAGCGTGGCCGCGGCGGCGATGTCCTTCTTGCTGAAGCAGCCCATCACGCACCTGCCGTCTGCGGGTGCGGGCCGCGGGGACGCTGCGGGAGGCGCGGCTCGTTCGCTTTGGCGTGGTCGTCGGAGGCGACGAGGTGCAGCAGACCGGCGTCGGCGAGGGTAGCGCGGGAGCCGGCCATCAGCTCCTCGGCGAACTCCCACGAACGGACATCCAGCGCGGGCAGACCGTTGCCGGTTGCAGCCTTCGCCGCCAGCTCGGCAGCGTGCAGGGCGGCCGACTCGTAGCGGGTCACCGCATCGACAACCGGCTTCGGGAAGGCGAGACGCAACTCCAGGCGGGCCGGAGTGGGGACGGCCGGAGTGGGGAGCGGTGCGGTGGGGGTGTGCGGGGAAGTGCTGGTGGCGGCCATGAGCGGTGTTCCTTCCTCTGGTCGTAAGTCGCACAAAACGGTGTGGCCGCCATTTCGTCGGCCTTCCGGCGATGCGATACTGACGGTAGACCGGTGGTCCACCGGTGTCAACCAGTTGACCGGAGGGAGAACCGTCCCTATGGTCAAGAGACATCCAGCGAAAGGAGAGGAAGGAGCGATGCTTGGATACGCCGAAATCGCCGCACACTTCAGGAGGCAGATCACCGACGGGGAGCTCAATCCCGGAGATGCGATGCCGTCCTATACGGAGGCCTCCGACCAGTTCGGGGTGAACCGAACGACGGTGGTCCGCGCCTACGACATCCTCAAATCCGAAGGACTGGTCGCCAGTCGACCCGGAAAGGGAACGACCGTCGCCGCCCGCCCCAGCGTCATCATCAGCGGCGTCGACCGGCTTGACCGACTGAGCCGGACTGGTCGACGTTATGGGCCCGGAGAGGACTCGACAGGCCACCGTGTGATGTGGCGATCGGCGTATGACGTCGACGTGTGCCGCGCTCTTGAGATCGAACCGGGCGACGAGGTCGTGATCCGCATCCGCACGTTCCGACAGGACGGACGGGCGACAAGTGTCGGCATCTCGGTCTACCTGCCGCGAACTGTCGCCGAGGTCCAAGAGCTCGCCGAGAGCGAACGGATGGGGCGCTTCTTCGGTGAGATCTACACCGAACGCACCGGACGCGAAGTCACCAAGGGGCAGCGCACAGCCCATGCTCGGCAAGCCTCGCAGGACGAGATCGATGCCCTGCAACTCAACGTGCCCGCCCACATGGCGGTGTCCGTCCTCGTCACGAACGTGACCTTCCACGACGAGGAGGGCCCACTCGCCTACTGGGAAGACGTCTACGCGCCGGGGGAGAAAATCCCGACCGCGTAGAACGCGAAAGGCCGAGCGGTTGCACCCGCCCGGCCGTTTCGACCAGCGAGTTGCTGCTCGCTGATCTTCAACCGTCACTCGCCAGAGAGAAGGTCTCGATGACCACTGTACTGCCCGCCCAGGCCTCTGCCCCCGCGACGTCTGTCACTCCCCCGCCCCGGACGTGGTCGTTCGTCGACCGCCGCACCGGTGAGGCCGTCGAGTATCGATGCATGGACAACTGCACCCTGGATCATGGCCGCGAGGTGGGGCGCGCCATCTTCCGTGAGGACGTGTGGTGCTGGACGTGGGCCGAGTCCATGACTCTGCCAGTCAACGAGAACGGAACGCCGGAGGAGATGGCCGTCCTCTCCACCGTCATCAAGGTCGAGCCGTTCTCCCGAACGATCTCCCAGCGCCTGCCGTATGCGGTCGTCGAGCTGGTCGAGGACCAGTTCATCGAGAACCTCGACCCCGACGGCTACGAGACGCTCATCCGCACACTGTCCGACCGCCTCGACCAGATGCGCGCCACGCACCGCCGGCTCGTTGGGATCCGCGCCGCATACATGGCCCGGCAGGTGCGCGCCGCCTAGCGCCTTCAGTCCTCCCGCAACCAACCCGCAGGCGGCCCGGCGAGTTCCCATCGTCGGGCCCCGCGTCATCCGCAAACCTGGAGCATAGGTACATGCTGATTCACCGCAGGCCAGACCCCGCCGAAGCTGAGGCCGCCCAACGAGCTCTTCTGTTGGATGGGCGTCTGAGCCTTCTGACCGTCGGCGTTCTGATGAAGATTCTCAATCGCGCCCCCGAGTGGCAGATCAACGCCAAAACATTCCATGCAATGTGCGAGGAGGGGCGTGGCATCGGCGCCGAATCAGCACGCAGCATTCGGATGGCGTTCCGCGAGCTCGAAACGATCGGCTACATGCGCCGCACCAAGGGCAAGAAGTCCAACGGCGACTTCTACACGTGGCTTGAGGTGTCCGATGTTCCGCACCAGTTCGCACCCTTCAGCCTGGCGGAACAACCGTCGGAGCCGGTCGCAGGCTACGAGCACGGAACGATGCCGACCGAAGGCTTCGTCTACATAATCAGCCCGGCAGAAAGTCGCGTCGTGAAAATCGGCACGACTGTGGATGTGTCGACTCGACTGCGGAGCATGCAGACGTCCAACCCTCAACTGCTCGTCGCCCGATGGTCGTGCCTAGGGAACGTCGAGCTGGAAAGCTTCCTTCATCGCCGATTCGACCCCATCCGCGTCAAGGGTGAGTGGTTCGATTTCGGCGACGGGGATCCCATCGCCGAAGTTTCCGCAGCGGCGGAGTACTTCTACGAGTTGCCGTTTGGCTCCCTGAGTGAACCGGCAGTCGCGACCGAGCCGATCTGACGCTCAACACTTCGGCTCCCGCCTCCATCGTTAATACGCGGGGCCGCAGGCCCGGCCTTAGTGCGTGCGTGCGCGAGGCGGAAGCGGCAGGCGGGCAAGCCTGTCGATCATCGACGACGACCACATTTCAACGAGAGGTTCACTGTGGGACTGACGAAGGAGCAGATCGGCAGGCTCGAAGCCGACACCAGGATCGACGGGTCGGACCGCCGGCTGCTGATGTCGCTGTGCGACTACGACCCGGGGGACGGCTCGGACGACAGTGGATGGGGCGGACTCCGGGTGATGTTCCGAAAGCTGGAGGCCGCCGGATACCTGACGATCGACGGACTCCACGTTCACGTCCGAGTACTTGAAACGGAGGCGCGATGAGCAACATCCCGTACACCCACTGGTCGTACTTCCCAGACGAGGCCACCGCGCGCCGCTGCGCCCAGGATCTCGCCGACTACATAACCCGCGTCCGTGAGCCGCTGCCGGACAGCACCGACTGGCTGCTGCTGGCGGGCCGGGACGTCAGCATCGACCACCTCGTAGCGCGCCACCGGGAGGTCGCCGCGATCGTCGAGCGGCACGGCGGCCGGTACGACGGCGGGGAGGCGGCCTACCTCGGAACGGGCCGGCCGGTCGCGGACCCGATGCTGATCGAGGACGACGACGGGGCCACTACGTGATCGCCGCCGCGGTCATCACCCACGCGGCCCGCGTCCTCCTCATCCGCCGCACAACCCCGGAGGCCGCCCTTCTGTGGTCGTTCCCTGCGGGCAAGCTGCACCCCGACGAGTCCCCTGTCGAGGCCGCTGTCCGCGAGGCCCTGGAAGAGGCGGGCGTGACGGTGGCCCCGCTCCAACTGCTGGGTGAGCGCACGCATCCGGTGACGGGCCTACGCGTCGTCTACATCGCCTGCGAGCTGGTCGGTGGCACGGCGCATGCGGCGTCGCCTCGCGAGGTGGCAGAAGTCCGCTGGGCGCGCCTCAGTGAGCTGCCAGGGCTGATCCCTGGCGGCATCTACGCACCGGTGCAGGCCTTCCTCGAAGGAGTCCTACCGCCGTAGCTCTCCGCCTCGCCCGCACCATCAGCCCTTCCGTCCCTCACCCATCCACCCACCCCTAAACTGACCCGGCCGCCGCCGAAAGGACCCTCCCGTATGCGCCCCGCCGACTACCGCGACTACCTCGTCGACCTGCTCAAGAACAGCTCTGACGTGCAGCGAGTGCAGGTCATCGACTCCGGCAAGCATCCTTACGCCCTGGCCGCGACGGTGGCGGGCAAGGAGCGCCGCTGGCAGGTGATCGGCCAGCTGGCGGACGGCGCAAAGCACGCGACTCCGACGGCGCCGGTGCACTCAGGCCCGCCCGCGTACACAGCGGCGCCCGCCACTGGCGCGCCGGATGCGTGGCTGGCCGGTGTGATCGGTGCTGCGGAGCCTGCGGACACGGAGCGGCTTGAGGTGTGGTCGACACGCAAGAAGACGGGCGAGCCCGGGGTGACCGTGCATTTTCACAACGGCGAGCGCGCCTTCGTGCGCCTCATCTGAGCCCTTCCTGCGACTGGCCGGCTGCCGCATCGTGGGTCGCGCAGGAAGCACCTCCGCCCGTTGAAGGAGATCTGCTCATGCGCAACCGTGTCGACCCCACCCAGTGCTCGGCCTCCTGTCCCGTCTGCGGCGCCTACGGCAGCGCAGAGCCCGGCCAGCCGACAGCTCAGCATCAGGCTCAGGGCAGCCGCGAGATGTGTCCTGGCAGCGGCCAGCCGGCCGTCTGAGCGCGCACGCGAAAAAGCCCCGCACCATCAGGTGCGGGGCTTCGCCGTGTCCCGGTTGCCCCTCAGTCCTCTTCCGCCGCGTGCGCCAGTTCGTTGGCGAGCCGCTTCAGCGCCCGGTCCGCATTGGCGGGCACTTCGCGCATGTCTTCGTCGCCGTCTGCAGTGGCTGCTTCGAGGAGGGCGCGGATCGGTGCCCGGAGTTCGAGGACGGCTTCCCGGAGTTCCAGGAGGATCTCCTGCGCGCTGTCGGCGTCCGCGGGCAGGTCGGTGACGTCGAGTTTGGCGGCGGCGGCGCGGATCTGGGCGGCGAGTTCCTTGCTGAGACGGACGTTGCGGGGCATCAGGGCTTCTGTCGGTCAGAGGATGTGCAGGAGGGTCCACAGCGCGGCCTTGAGTACCCAGTTGACGAGCGTGAGCATCCCGAGCGCGGCAACGATCAGGGCGGCGCCTCGCGGGACGCGGACCTCTTCGTTCAGCCAGTGCGGGTCGCGGTCGGTCACGCTCACCGCCGCCGCCGCGCCGGCCCATGCGACGGCTGCCAGGCGGGCCGGTCGCGTGGTCGGGGCGGCTTGCCGCAGTCGTCGCACCCGACGGCCTCGGGTAGGTGCCGGAAGGCTTCTTTGATCTGCCTGAACTGGTCGGCGACGCGTTGGAGCAGCGGCTGGAACGCGGCACGGAGACTCTCCTGCATCTCGGCCAGGACCGCTTGCGCTTCGATGGCCGCGAGATCCGCGTGCGGGCCAGGTCGTCCGAGTTCGGCGGCGATGACGGCTGCCTGGGCTTCGGCCGGGGTGAGGTCATGCCGTTCGATGAGCCGGCCGATGAGGACGTTGGCCCCGTTCATCCGTGGGCGCACAGCCGGTGGGGGCGGCAGGTCGGGCGCCCACCGCATGGCGCCGCCGCTGACGTCCCAGTCGTCGAGGGCGGTGTCGATCTGGCCGAGGACGTCGTCGGTGCGCATCTCAGGTCTCCTTCTGGTGGTGCGGGCAGCTGCACGGCGCCATGTCCTGCTTGCGGGTGAGCCGACAGGAGGCGTGCTGCCGTCCGGCCCACAGCAGGAGTTCGTCGGCCATGTCGGGGCGCCGTAGGCCGGCTACTTCGAGGGCGCGGGCCATCTGGCAGGCGGTGGAGTCGTAGGGGCCGAGGTCGACGACGGCGAGGAGGTGGTCGGGGAGTTTGTCGCGGTCGCTGCCGGGCGGCGGCGGGGTCCAATCGGTCACTGCTGCTCCTTCTGCCGGTCGAGCTGGTCGATGAGCTGCGCCGCCCCGTCGCTGAAGCTGCGCTCCGGCGCTCCAGCAGGGCAGTCGTGTCCGCAGAGCGGGCAGATCCGGGCGTTGATGGCGTCCCGTATCCAGCGCCTGGCGGTGTGGGCGGCGGCATACGCCGAGGGTCCGAGGATGATGCCGACGGCGAGCGCGATCCAGTTGGCGGTACTCACTTGCCGCCTTGTCCGGCTCGGTGCCCGTTCTTCTCGTGGCGTTCTGCTGCGGCGATGAGGACGGCGAGGGACGGGATGTCGTCGTTGGTGTCCCAGGTGCCGACGTCGCCGACGCCGATCAGGTTGTTGTTGCAGGCGTCGCAGGTGAGGGCGACGGTTGGGTGTCCGCCGGTGGGGTCGTCGCCGGTGACGTGGTACTCGTCGAGATTGACCATCACTCGCCCTCGCTTTCCAGCGGCCAGCGCAGGTCGTCGCTGCTGGTCGGCGAGTTGTCCGCCCCGTTGTCCACCGACTCGCACGCCCTGACCTGCACGTTCGCGATTGTGGGCCCGTTTTTGTCCGCCGGAATGTCCGCAGCGGTGTCCGTGGGTCCGTCGAGTGCGGCAAGGGTGTCGCGCGCCTGGTCGATGGCCTGCACGCGGACCGAGGAGGCGATGGTCATCTCGCAAAGGCGGCGCACGCGGGCGATGGCAGCTTCGGCGCGTTCGGCCCGCTGCTTCTGTTCGTTGGCGTAGGCGACGGCCTCGGCCCGTTGCCCGACAGCCGTCACCTTCTCGGTGATCTTGACGGCGAACTCGCGCATCGCCGCGTACCCGATGTGGTGGCCACAGAAGACGAACGCCCCATGCTGCCGGGCGTCGGCGATGTCGCCGATCAGTTCGTTGACGAGATCGGGGCGCGGGCAGTCCATGAGCGTGCAGACGATCCGACTGTCGTCGCCGAGGCGCAGGGTGGGGTTTCCGCAGGCGGGGCAGAAGCCGTGGACGTCGCGGGCGTGGATCGAGGGCAGGGGCCGGCTGGTCATGTAGTCCTCCTCCGTGCTGCGCGTCGTGTCTCCCGGTTGGCGGGTGGTGGTGGGGCGAGTTCCTCGTCGTCGTCTTCGACCACGGTCTCGCTGGGTCGGACGATGACGGTCTCCCAGTCGCGGCCTCGCTTGCCGGCGTGTTCGCGGCGGGGGTTGGATGGGCCGGTCACGGCTGGCCTCCGGTGTTGATGGCCCGCGCGATGGCAAGAGTTTCGGGTCCGCCGACGCGGTTGAGGAGGTCGGGGTCGAGTTCGCCGATGCGCGCCCATGCTTCGAAGACGTCGGCGAGGAGTGTGCCGACGTGGGGGTCCATGGCTGCCGGGTCGGGGCGCACGTTTCCGAAGAGGTCGCGGGTGCCTTTGCGGATCACGGCGCCGATCCCCTGTCCGGCTCGTTGGGCACGCTCACGCAACCGGGTTGCTGCGGCTCGGAGTTCGTCGCTGGGGCTGGTCACAGGTACTCCCTACGGTTGATCGTGATGTCGCTGATGGCGCGGAGCCGTTCTTCGGTGAGCAGTTCGCCGTGGCGTCCTTGTCCGCGTAGGTCTTGGAGGCGGGGGTCGACGGGTGTGGGAGCCCAGTCGGCTTCGTCGTCCTGCCAGAGGGGCTCGCAGTCGACGGGCGCGGTCACGGCTGCTGCTCGGGGCGATGTGGTCGGCGGCGTTGAGCGCGGACAGCATGGTGACGTTGCCGGGCTTCTTCGGGTCGTGGGCGTTCCAGGCTGCGCGGATGCGTTCGGCGAGGTGGTGGGCGTGCTCGTCGAGGACGGCTTGCAGTAGCTGTTCGTCGTAGGCGCCGGTGACACCGAACTCGGCGGCGAAGCGGTCGCGTGCGGGGTGGTCGGTCATGGTGCCTCGATGCCGGGGATGTCGCGGTCTGCTTCTTGCCGGATGTTGTTGATCTCGGCGTCGTACTGGGTGATGGCGGTGTGGACTTGGGTCCAGAGGGTGCGCAGCGGGGTGCCTGGCTCGGGCGCCCATTGGTCGAGGACGTCGCGGACGTTCTGGACGCGTGAGCCCTGGTAGTCGCCGATGCGGGCGTTGAGGTGCTGCCGTTTGAGTTCGGCGTTCCTGCCTTCGACGAGGGCCAGGACGGCGGGCGGGATGTCGGTCACTGGCCGTTCCTGTCGTGTAGGCCGAGGGCGTGGCGCACTCCTGGGTAGCGGTCGTTGGCGTAGGACTGGCGCTGGATCTGGAAGTCGACGGGAAGCCCGGTGCGCTGCCGGGCGAGTTCGCTGATGGCTGCACAGAGCAGGTCCCAGCGCCCGTCGGGCTGGCCGTCGGCGACCGGCGGGAACAGGTCGGCGAACTCGTGGTCCGGAAGGATCAGCCGGACATCGACGTCGCGCCACTGCTTGCCGACGGCGGCGGAGCCGACGAGGTAGGGCAGGTGCCCGAACGCCGCGTCGACCTCGCGGCCGAACGCGTCGAGGTGGAGGGCGGCGGGCATACCGACGCCGATCATGGGTCTGGACTGCTCGGTCATGCGGCTTCCTCAATCTCGGTCCGGTCATCGGTGTCGCCGCGCGCCCAGCTCGGCCCTGGACGCCCTGTGGGCGGCTCTGCGGGCTCAGGGGCCGCCCGGAGGTCGCCCGGGAGCCCTGAACCCCCCTCAGCCCCTCCAGCGGGCGCCCAGATACCGCGAACGGCCTGCCACGCCCACCGGCAGCCGCACCACGCCACAACACCCGCCGCGTACACGGCCAGCCCCGCCACCCCGCACAGCAGGAACACCCACACCGCACCCGCACGCAGCAGGACGGGGATCGTGTCGACGGCCTCGGCGAAGAGCTGCGCGGTGGTCATGAGCCGGACTCCTCAGCCGCCGGGTGGTACGGCAGCCGGAGCGGCTCTGGCATGAGTCCGACGCTCGGAACATGCTCGGCCTCAACGGTGTAGCTGGTGTCCGCCCGGACCAACCGGAACGCCCACTGGTCGCCGTACCGGGTGACGACGCCGTCATAGTCCTCGCGCGCCTCGTCCCGGTCGTGACGGTCGGCGAGCCAGCGCTGCCAGACACCGCGCCGGTAGGTCTGGATCGTCCAGGCACTGTCGGGTGGGAACGGCTGCACGGCGGCCCTGAGGCGGAGTTCGGCTGCGCGCTTCCGTGTGTCCTCGGCGACGGGGCAGTGGCAGATCGTCCACGCATCGTCCTGGGTGCCGTGGTCTGGGCAGCGAGCTTCGATGTTGGCGGCCTGGGCGTCCATGACTGCTGCGTGGTCCGAGAGCGAAGGGAGTCCGTCGGCCATGTCAGTGCTCCTTGCCGGGCTGAGACGCGGCGGCGCGGTCTTCGATCGCCCGGACAACAGCCCGGTACCGGCGCGCCTTGGCCACGGCCTCGTCGTTCCAGCCGTGTTGCTGCTGCATCTCCTCCAGCGTGCCGTGCATGCACGTCTCGTCGTGGACGGCCTGTTCGCAGTCCCAGCCGCAGAGGACGGCCCACAGCCATGCGTCGACGCGGTAGGTGCCCCAGTCGCGGCTGCTGGTGGCGAGGAGGGTGTGCAGACCCTCGAACATGGCGGCGAGCGTCTGCGTCTCGTCTGCCGGTTCCTCGCCAGCCCCGGCCGGGACAACGGTGGGCTGCGCGTCGTCGGCCACCTGGCGCAGCGCTTCTTTGCGCGCGCGGTCGAGGCGCTGCTCCGCCAGTCGACGCAGCCACGAAACAATCACCGGGCGAACCTCATACGGGACCGGGCCGATAGCGGCACCAACGTCCATGTGCTCGGCCGCAGACCGGAGAGCCTCCATGGCGCCTTCATGGCGGGCTCGGGTAACGCGCTGCTGATGCATGGTCTCCTCGGGCTGCCGCGTGGCGGTGACTGTGCAGCAGGAGCACGACGGCGGGCACGGACACTCGCCGTCGTAGCCGTCCGGGTGGACGCACACGCCTGCCGACTGCTGCGTCTCGTCGGCCAGGCGGCGCAGCTCGGCGGCGTCCGCGAGGATCACGTCCCGCGCGCTTGGCGACGCGTCAGCCGCCTGGCGGGCCAGGTGGTCAGCGGTTTCGTTGAGCACGGCGGCCCGGCCGTCGGATGCGGCGGCCTCCATCTGCCGGACGTGGGCTTCGGTCAGCCCCTGGACCTCGGCCGTCAGGTCTTCGGCCCGGTCGCGGATCGCCTCCCAGTTGGCTGCTGTGCCGAGGCCGAGGGCGGTCGACAGGGCGAGCCGGTACGCCTCCTCGGCGGCGGAGTCGGCTGGCGGCGGCAACACGGCAGCGAGTGCAGCCACGGCGATGTTCCTCGGGTCGTCTTCGACGCAACTGCCGTTGTCGCTGCGCCCGCACTGCTCCCACACGGCGGAGGCGATCGCCTCCAACTGCGGATGGCCGTCGGTCCAGTCGACGGCGGCCAGCCCGTTGCGGATCTCGTCCCGCAGTTCACAGCCCGCGCAGCCCAGGTTCACGCCGAGATTGTCGTGCCGGGCGACGGAGCCGTGGAGTGCGGAGAGGTAGGCCTCGGTACGGCGCAGCAGGTCGGCGCTTCGTGTGGTGTGTGCTGCCTGCCCGACAGACGAGACAGCAGACGCGGCAGCGGGCGGGCTCGGGTCCGCGTCGTAGGCGGCCAGGTTCTCCCGCGCGGCGGCCAGCCGGGCGCAGTGCTCGCACGGCTTACCGGAGGTGTCCCACACGCCGGGGCGTTCGTGGGCGTGGCGGGGGCTCCGGTAACCGAGCACGTACCGGAGGTCTTCCGCGAGCGCGGCGATCCGGTCCCGTAGTGCGGTCTCTGCGGACTGCGCGACAGCAGACGAGGCGGTGAGGCGCTGGACCTGCTCGCGGAGGACGACGACCTGGCCTATCAGCCAGACAGCGCCGCCGGACGTCACCCCGCCGGTCTCGGCGTACTCGGCACGTAGGTCATCAAGCTGGTAGTCGTCGTGCGGGTTGGTGGTCACGGTGCTGCTCCTTCGGGTGGGGCCGGCCGCCGCCGGGAAGACGACGGCAGGGGCGGGGGTCAGAACAGCTCGGCGGCGATCGCCTCGCCCGAGCCGGTGATGAAGGCCCGGCGGGCGTCGTCGGGCATGTCGGCGGGGAATGCGAAGTGGACGCGCACGATGGGCCGTTCGTCGCCCTTGAAGGTCAGGCAGTCGCTGGTCGGCTGGAGTCCGTCGGCGCCGAGGTCCACGGCCCACTCGGACAGGTCGACCGCCCCGTTGATGAGCTTGTCGAAGCTGCGCTGAGCGGCGTCCCAGGTGTCGTCGTCAAGCTGGTCCCAGGTGCGGCCGGTCACCGGTTCGGTACCGGTCTCCGGGTCGGGGTCGACGACGGTGGAGTCGATGGAGGCGCCCTCCATCTGCTCGCCGATGCCCATGAAGTCGGGGTCCTGCTGGGCTCCGAAGAGCTGGCGGGCCGCCTCCGCGCGGAGGTCGTTGTCGGTGTACGGGCGGTCGGTGGTGGTCATGTCGGGTCTCCTGTCGGTGAGGTGGTTGCGGTTTCAGATCGGGGCTGGAAGCTCACAGGCGGCCCTAGGAGCCGTCAGGAGCGTCCGGGAGGACGCGGGGGGCCTCGACGGGCTGCACGGCGCTCCTGACCCCGCTACGGCGGCACGGACGGGGCATCGACGGCCACCGGCACGATGTGCGCACCACCGCAACGCCCGCACGCCACCACGTCCCGCCGCCACCCCGACGCGAACGCCGACGTGATCTCCGCCTGCGACGCCACCCCCACCGACGCGAACCTCGGCAGGCCAGTGGGGCAGGCAGTGGCGGGGCGCAGGACGGCTGGCGGATGACGCAGCCACGGGCGCGGCATCAGGCACCGTCCTTCGACCGCGACTTGCCCGGCTTCGCCGTCAGCAGCCCGTCCCGCACCGCCATCAGGCGCACCGCCCGCTCCAGCACCGCAGCCAGGACCTGCCCCGGGTAGCAGTCGGCGATGATCCGCTCGGCGTCCGGCGTCAAGTACTTGCGGGTCGACGGGCGGCGGCGGGGAGGCGGGGTGGGGGTCGTGCGGTCGGGCATCAGGTGCTCCCTTGCGGCTGGATAGGGTTCGGGGCAGACCCGGGCCGCTACAGACGGCCCGGGTCGCTGCGTTCACGGGGCGGTGCAGGAGGCGCGCGGCCGACCGCAGTTCGCGCAGTTCGCCAGACGGTGCTCCGCCTCGCTCTCGCCCCGGTACGCCTTCTCGTAGCCGGGGCAGCCGCGCTCACGGACGTCGGCATCGCGCTCCAACGTGGAAGCGGCGTCGTCGGCCCACTCGCCGTCGTAGGTGTCGCGAACGAACTCGCCGCAGCGGCGCATGATCTGGGCCTCGCGACTGGCCAGCACCTGAGCCGCTTCGTCCTTCGGCGCCTCAACCCCGACGGTCACCCGCGAGATCAAGTGCAGAGCACCGAGCGCGTTGCTGCCGGGGTCCTCCAGGTCGTAGCAGAGGGCGGCCAGAGCGGCGCGGGCCTCGACTGCCGGGCCCTCCAACTCGGCGACGCGGGCGCGGAGCTTGTCCACGTCGGCCTTCGGCGTGATCAGCTCGAAGGCGTTAGTCCACGGGCAGTTCATCGACGAGTGCTCGCCGATCACTTCCTCCGGGGCGACGGCGTAGGCCAGCTTGTCGGCGATCTCCTGCGCCCGGTCGCGGTCGTCGATGGTGTCGGTGAGCATGCGGTCCAGATCGGTGATGTGCCGCACGGCGATCGCCTTCGCACCCTCGGTTCCGATCCGGTAGGCCTGGTAGTTCTCGCGCTCCTGGGCAAGCTCGGCGCGGAGGCGGTTGACCTCGACGGTCAACTCCTCGTTGCCGGGAGCCCACCCGGCGGCGCGCAATGCGGCGACGTACCAGCCACGGCAACGCTCGCAGTCGGGGCAGACGCGGTCACCGGGCTCGGAGCCGCAGTCTCCGCAGATGGCTCCGGCGTCGGACAGGGCCTGGATGGCGATGTCATCGATCGGTTGGACGGGCGGGTTGCTCATCGGATCTCTCCTTCGGTGGGTGGTCAGGCGGCGGTGCTGTCGCGGTGCGGGGCGGGGGTGGCGGGGGTTAGGCGGCCCTCCCGTGTCGGCGCTGCTCGCGGGCGCGGTGGATTTCGGAGTACGCGGACAGGAGGCGGCTGGTGGCCCAGCAGTGGCCGCAGGCCGGGCACTGGTAGCCGTGAACGATCGAGTCGTTGCGGCGTCGGGCGGCGGCCGGATTCACGCCGCGCTCGCAGCAGTTGGGGCAGGAGTCGGTCACGGCGCCGGCCCTAGCTCTGCGCCATGTCGACGAAGCGCGAGTAGTGCCCTTGGAAGGCGGTCGTGATCGTCGCCGTGGGGCCGCCGCGGTTCTTGGCGACGATGAAGTCGGCTTCGCCGGCCCGCGGCGAGAGCTTTTCGTAGGCGTCTTCGCGGTGCAGAAGGATGACCATGTTGGCGTCCTGCTCGATGGCGCCGGATTCGCGGAGGTCGGACAGCAGCGGCTTCTTGTCTGCACGCTGCTCGGCGCCGCGGTTCAGCTGCGACATGGCGATCACGGGGACGTGGAGCTCCGCGGCGAGCTTCTTCAGGCTGCGGCTGATCTTCGCGACTTCCTGCTGCCGGTTCTCGGTGCGGCCGGACAGTTCGCCTTCCATGAGCTGCAGGTAGTCGATGACGACAAGTCGCAGGTCTCGCTTGCGCTTGATGCGCCGGCAGTGGGAGCGGATCTTCGTGAGCGTCAGCCCGGCGTCGTCGACGATGTCGAGCGGCGCATCGTTGATCATCGGCCAGACCTTGGCGAGGCGGGCCCAGTCGTCGTCGGTCATGCCGTTCTGGCTCTGCATGTGGTGCAGCGGGACGCGTGCCTGCGCTGACGCGATCTTCATCTTCAGTTCGGTTCGGGACATCTCCAGGCTGAAGAACACGGCGGGCAGGCCCTCGACGATCGTCGCGTGGCGGACGATGTCGGTGCCGAGCGTGGACTTGCCGACGGCGGGCCTAGCCGCAATGACGATCAACTGGCCGGGCTGCAGGCCGTTGGTCAGCGAGTCGAAGTCGGTGAAGCCGGTCTTGACGCCCCGGGCCGGCCCGTCCTTCTGAAGGACTTCCAGCTGCTCAAGGAAGTCTTCGCCGTCGGCGCCGATGAGGGTGTCTTCGTCGCCGCGGCTGGTGTCGTCGACGATGCCGTCGACGTCGGCGCGAAGGTCATCGAGGAGCTCACCGGTGTCGCCGGTTCCGTCGGCAATCTGCCGGAGGGTGCGACTACAGGCCGACTGCAGGTCCCGTAGTACCGCCCTTTCGTGGATGATCTCGGCGTAGTGCTGGGCGTGGGCGACGCTGGCGACCTGCTGGACAAGATGGCTCAGGTAGGCGATGCCGCCGATGCGGTCGATGTCGCCGCTCTTGATCAGGTCGTCGTTGACGACGATGGGGTCGATGGGCGCGCCGGCGTTGTAGCGGGCGACGATCGCCCGGAAGATCGTCTGGTGGGCGGGCCGGTAAAACTCTTCCGCGTTCTTGACGACCTCGGTGATGTCGGCGACCGCGTCGCGGGACAGCAGCATCGATCCGAGGCCGCCCGCTTCGGCGCCAATGTCGTGCGGGGCCCGCATGTCGCGCGGGGGCTCGTCGTCGTAGTCGTCGTCGTGGGTCACTTGTTGCCGCCCTTCCTGCGGTCGGCGCCGGTGAAGTGGGCGATGGTGGCGCCGTCGCCGAGGCGGGAGGACGCGCGGTCGCCCAGGACGTCGCGGATCTCGGGGGGCGTCAGGTTGGTGGCGATGAGCGTGGGGCGGCGCTTCTGCCAGCGGTTGTCGATGAGTTCGCTGATGGCGTCGGCGGTCCAGTCGTTGACGGCTCGCGCACCGAGATCGTCGATGGCGTACACGTCTGCCTCGCGCCAGGCGGTGAGCTGCTCGTGATCGAGGGGCCGGTCCGTTGCGAGCTTGACGTCGTAGGTGGTGGCGATGCGGAACTGGCCTGCCCAGCCGGAGCGGATCAGCGTCTCGTTGAGCTTCCACAGGTGCCACGTCTTCGTGGTGCCGATCTCGCCGGTGAGGATCAACGATCCGTGGCGGCCGGCAAGGAAGTTGTTCATCCAGGCGCGGACGTCGGGGCGCAGCTCACCGGAGTCGGCGAAGGCGGCGGGACGGCGAGCCAGGAAGGCGTCCAGCCGGAAGGCGACGGCTTCGGCTTGGGCCTCTGCGCGCCAGGAGGCGTGGTCGTGGGGGTCGTAGGCGGTTGTGTTCATGATGCGAACAGGTCCTCCACTGATGAGTTCGTGTAGTCGTCTGCGGTGTGCGTGTTGGCGCGGGATCCGGTGCCTTGGCGGCGGGAGCTGGCGGGGCCGGGGGTGTTTCGCTGCTCGCGGTCGCGGGCTCTCTTGGCCGAGTCGGCGATCCACTTCTGCCAGGCGTCGTGCCAGTTGCGCTTACGGCGGCCTTCGGCCCGCCAGTAGCGGATGAACTGCTCGGTCTCGAAGTCGGGATCGAGGTTCGGATAGAGCGCGACGACCCAGCGGCGCATCGTGTCGTTGAGGTAGAAGTCGTCGGGGATTTCGTGGGAGCCGTCAGGCTCGACGGCGCGCACTACACGACCCGCGCTCTCTCCATCTACAGCAACCACAGATATGGGGTACGGGTCGGGTCGGGTCGGGGCGCTGTTAGTAACGCCGTGACGAAGCTCGATGACCTGCGAGTCTTCATCTGAAACGGCACGTTTTGAAGTCGCCGTCGTGTCGCCGTCGTGCTGCGTTCGTGTCGCCGTCGTGTCGCCGTCGTGCGTTTCGTCGTCATGCGTAACGCCGTTACTGACGCCGTTACTTGACCCATCCGGCGGCGCCGGCTTGCCGTTCTTGCGGCGGCGGAAGCGCTCCTGTCGCTCGGCGTTCCTCTTCCGCTCCAAGAGCACCTGCTCGCGGCTCGGGTTGTAGTCGAGGTAGTCGTGGATCAGCCACCCCTCGTCGGTGCGATCCCAGACGCCGGCCTCTTCCAGCTGCTTGGCGGTCGCCTTGATGGCGCGGATGTTGGCGACGAGCGTGAGTTCGCGGTCGCTGATGTGCCCGTCCGTGAGGTTTTCGGCGCACCAGCAGATCGCGGAGACGTGCAGCCGGAAGGCCCGATCGGACAACAGCGCAACCTTCCGATGGGAAGGGAAGCGGTCGTCGAGCTTGACCCAGGGCATTGGAGCTTCTTTCGGGAGGTGTGGTCAGGGGCTGTGGGCGCACGGAACCAGGGCGCTTACGGAGGCCTGTTCAACCCCTCCCCGCCATAGCTATGATAGCTAAGAACGCTAAGAAATCGATAGCTAAGGGAGCCACCATGACTGTCATGGCCATCAGCGGTTACGCTGTGCCTATGAGCGACCGGCCGACCGTGCACCAAAACCAGATCGCCGAGGCGCGCAACGTCCTCGGCCAGGTGATCGCGCGCGCCCGCTTCGGCGGCGAGCCGACGGTCCTCATCAACCGCGGCCAGAAGGCCGGCGCGATCGTCAGCTACGAAGACTTCGCGACCCTCTGGGAACTCCGCGCCTACCTGGAGGAGTTGGAGGCCGACGACCGGCCGAGCGGCAGGGTCAACGCCCGTGCTCTCCGTGAAGCGCTCGATATCGCGAAGCGCCGCGCTCTCGACTCGTCCTGACACTTCCCCTCCTCTCGTCTCGGCCTCGCCCTTGCGGGGCCGCTGCTGTTTCCGCTAGCTGGCGTTCCGGTACCTGCTCGGCTGGTGGTCGTCGCACAGCCAGCCAGCCGGATACAGGCGCGCAGACTGGCCGCACTTGACGCGCCCGGCCTCGCAGACGCCGGGAACCGGGCGCCGGATCGCTGGCGCCACCAGTTCGGATGCCGCGGTGACGCCCCGCAGGGGTTCGGGCAGGTTGACGGCCTGAAGGCGCATCTCTTCCAGCTCCGCTTCCTTCGCCTGGGAGTGGCCGCCGGGTTCGCCCTTCCGGGTCCGCACCCCCTCGGCCGCCGCTCCGTCGGTCTGCGGCGCGGCCGGGCTGGCTATGTAGGCGAGGTACTGGCCATACGAGGCCATGTCGGTCCAGAAGAACCTGGGCGCCCGGATCACCCTGGCGTCGACAACGGGCATGTAGGCGCCGATGGGTGCACCGCGAAGAACGTCGTCCAACTGGCCGGCCGTGACCTGCCCGCGGGCGTGGGGCTTGCCGCAGCCGCTGAACTTGCCGTTCGGGCACTCGTGGCCGCTGCGCACCGTGCAGGTGTAGATCTCTATGCGGTAGACACCACCGCGGAACTCGTGCCGGTAGTTGGGATTCACGATCACCTTCGGCGGCAGGTCACCGTCGGTGCGCAGGATCGGCACCTGGCCGCGCACCTTGTCGCTGGTGGAGTGCCACATCGCCGTTCGCCCGACCGCGGCAGCAAGGCGTGTCCGCTCGGGTGCGCTGTACCGGCCGTTGGCGCTGAACGGGGAGTGCTGGTGTTCGTAGGCGATCGTCAACGTTCCCGTGAGGAGCACGTCGGCGCGGGTCTTCATGTTCGGCGCCCACGCTTCCCGGCGCGGCTTGTAGCCTTCGGCCTCGCCGATGGTGAACGCGCGGTCGTTCCACGCCCGGTGCTCCGGCGTTTCGACGGGCTCGTAGTCGTGGTCGGGCCGCGCCTCGCCCGGCTGGTGGCTGCAAACGGGCGTGCCCTTGGCGGTGCTGTACGTCTTCAGCCACTGGACTTCGCCGTACAGCTCCCAGCATTTGGCGCACTGGACGAGCTTGGCCTTGGGTGAGTTGACGTTCCGTCCGCGCAGCTCCGTCCACTCGTCGCTGGTGAGTCCCGCCGCGTCGACGACGCCCTTGTCATTGCGTGCAGCGCGGGCGCAGACGCTGCCGTCGGTGATGACGATCTGGTTGTTCAGCACAGCCGCGGGTTCCTTTCGAGTGGGTGCGGGCCCCGCCACGGCGGGGCTTCGCTATGTCCTGCCTTGGGGTGCATGTCCGGCTGGTGTGCGGGATGGGTGTCAGGGCCCGGCGCGCGGGCGGGCGTGGTCGGGGCACAGGTCGCGCCCGTCCCGGGTCCATCGCCAGCCGCGGCCTTTGAGCAGTCGCCGGAGTTCGCGGTGGATGTGCGGCTCGAACCGGACGGGCCAGCTGCCTTCCGCTCCACAGCGGCCGTCGGATTCGGTCTGGTCTGCCGCGTCGCAGCGGAGGACGAGGTAGGCGTCGGCGGTCATGCGGCGGCCTCGCCTTCGTCGGCTGCACGCATGGGGATGCCGAAGGCGGCTGAGATGACGTGTTCGGCCAGAAGGCACGGGACCGCGTTGCCGATCTGCTCGTAGCGCTTCGTCTGGCTCCCCTGGAACGGGTGGCCCACCGGGAAGCTCTGCACCAGCGCGGCGTCTTCCGGCGTGACGCGGATGGTGTCCCGCCGTCCCCCGCGGTAGGCGGGGAGCTGGTCGGCGTCGACGATGCGCCTGCAGTCGATCCACCGGCCGGCGTCGCGTTCGCCGTACAACGTGGCGCGGGCGCCGGAGCCTCCGACACAGGAGGGGTCGGGTCCGCCGGCCGCGGTGCCGACGGCGATGGTGAGTGCGGGCCGGTGGGTCATGCCCCAGCCGATGGCGTCGGCCATGGAGATCCACGGCTTGAGTCCGAAGGCTTCCTGTACCTGGGTCTCGCCCCTGCGATAGCGGTGGTGGGTGGGCTGCGGGAGCCGTGCTTCGCCGTTGAGGGTGGCGACGAGGAAGGCGCGGCTGCGGGTCTGCGGTACGCCGTACTCCTCGGCGGACAGGCGCCCGGTGGCGACGCTGTATCCCTCGGCGCGCAGGTGTCCGGCGAAGGCTTCCCAGACGGGGAGCACGGTGGGCACCTGCTCCAGCAGGATCGTGCGGTACGGGCGTCCGGCGTCCTTCGCTTCCAGCGCCCAGCGCAGCGGCTCCAAGACGAGCCCGGTCCGCTCGTCGTCAAAGCCCTTCAGTGCCAGGGCGATGCTCTGCCGGGCGGTAAGCAGCTGCGCCAGGTCGAGGACGGTGTCGAGCGCCTTCCGCCCTCCACCCTTCCCTCCGACAGAGAATGGCTGACAAGGCGGAGAGCCGATCGCGGTGGTGGCGTCGGGGAAGTCGGCGGGCCCGTAGTCGCGGACGTCGCCTTCGACGGTTCCAAGCCCGGCCGCGCGCCGCGTCTCGCATGCGGCGTGGTCGCGTTCGATGCCGGTCACGTCCAGGCCGAGCCGGGTGGCGCCCACGTCCCAGCCGCCCGGCCCGGCGAAGAGGTCCACGATCATGCCGCCGCCTCCTCGGTCTCGCCGTAGTGGCGTGCGACGAGGGGCTGCCAGTCGATGCCGGTTGCGGCGCCGACGACTGCTGCTGCGGCGCGGGGGCACCAGGCGTTGCCGACCTGCTCGAACTGCTTGGTCCTGGTGCCCTGCCACGGGTAGTCGGCGGGGAATGACTGGAGGACTGCCGCCTCAGTAACGGTGATGCGCACGGTGTCGGGGCTGGCGAACTGGGACTCGCCGTCGCTTGAGCGGTCACGGTGGCCGGGCGGGGCGATCCTGTCGGTGGCGCACACGGTGGTGGCTGGTCGAGTATTGGTCCACTCGTACTCGTTGCGGGCGTTCCCGAACGCGAGGGTTGCGGCCGGCTCGTCCACCGTGCGTACCGTGGCGTTGGCGCGGGCGTTGTGCTTGAGCATCCACTGACTGCCGGATTGGACTGTAAAGGCAGGTGCGGGTGCGGTGTGCGGGTTGATCGTCTGCCTGGTGCCGTCCGGCTGCTGATGGCGGTTGGTGTGCAGGATCCAGGAGCGGGCCTTCTCGGTGAGAGCCCACGATGGCTCGTCGACGCCGAAGTTGTTGCCGCCCGGCGTCTTGCGGTCGCCGCGGGTGTTGACCACGTCGGATGCTTCCAGGTTGAGCGCCTGGGCCATGGACACCCACGGCTTCAGGCAGTCACCGAACAGGTCGTGTGCCGGATCCTCATCGTGGGTGGCATCGGGTGCGGCGACGCGGCGGACGCTGGACGCGATGAGTACGGCGCGTTTCCGTGTCTGCGGCACCCCGTAGTTGGCGGCGTTGAGGATGCCCGTCCATACCGACCAGCCGAGGCGGCGCAGTTCTTCGGCGTACACCTTCCACAGCGGGAGGACGCCGGGCACCTGCTCGAATGCCGCCCATTCCAGGGGTATGCCGCCGCTGGCGTCGCCGGTGATCAGAGCGTGCAGGTAGCGGGCGGGTTCGAGGATGAGGACGGTGACGAACGCGTCGTCGCGGGCCGCGGCCTCTACCTTGTCCTGCGTCCACGGCTTGCGGCGCTTGGCGTTGGCCGCCTGCTGCTCGGCGAGGGCGGCCGGGTAGATCTGGTCGCGGAGTTCCCGGCGGCAGTCATCGCCACGGAACATGCGCTGGATGCCGCTGGCGAGCAGACCCATGACCTTCAGGCCGAACTGCTTGCCGGCGGCGGAGAACTTGGTGCAGGGCGGGGAGAAGACGGCGCCCCAGACGCGGCCGACGAGCGGCGCCAGGACGAAGGAGGACACGTCGACGCGCACGGTCAGGTGCCCGGCGGCGGCCCGGGTCTTGCAGGCCGCCTCATCCCATTCGAGGCCGACGTCCTGGAGGCCGAGCATGCGGAGGCCTTCCGACCAGCCACCAGGACCCGCGAAGAGGTCGAGGATGATGCCCTTCTGCTGCGGGGCCCACGCGATGTTGAAACTCACGCGGCAGCCCCCAGCCCGGCCTTGGCCGTCTTCTCTTGCTGGGGGCGGACGCGCTTCTGTCCGCTGCGCCATTCCTGGACGATCTGGCGGACGGTGGAGATGGACACCTCGTTGTCGAGGCGGGCGAGGATCTGCTCAGGGGTGTCGCCGTGCCAGGCGAAGTGGATGATTTCTTCGCGGCGGAGTTCGGCCCGCTCGTGGAAGTTGAGCTGGACGGCTGGTGCGTCTGGCTCACAGTCGGGGTTGTCTATGTCGTCCCAGGCGCCGGGTGGCGCCCAGCCTTCGCGGGCGGCCCGTCGTTCGTTCTTCCAGTTGGTGCCGCGCTGGTGGACGAGTTGCCGGTAGGTCTCGGCGAGGGCGGTGGCCGCTTTGTTGTCGATGACGTTCCAGCGGGCTTCGGCGAGGAGGCTGATGCTGGCGATGCTGAGCCCGCTGCGTGTGGAGATGTCGGCGCGCCCGTGGCCGAGGCTGTAGAGGGCGCGGACGCGTCGGATGGATCCGATGGCGGGGCGTTCGGCGTTGCCGTCGAAGCGGTGTGGCCGGACGGTGAGGATCCGGCGGGCCACGTCCGCCTGGCAGGTTTTGTTGCGGCCGGTGGTGACGTAGGAGATGGCGGACTGGGCGACGCCGGCCTCTCGGGCGATCATGGTTTGGCTCATGCCGGTCGCACGCAGCATCAGGATGTGCGGCAGGACTTCGGCGACGGGAACGAGGCTGCGTTCGCCGCGCTGGCGGCGGAGTTCCCGTTCCAGGTCGGCGCGCCGGTGGCCGCGCTGGCACAGCTTGCACCGGCAGGGCGGCCGGGTGCCGGTGCGGTTGCCCTTGTAGCGGGCATCGGTGCCGTGTTCGGGGATGGCGTTGGCTGCGGTGGTCATGGCTGCGGCTTCTCCTTCCGGGTCTGCTCGGTGGCGTCGAGGATGTTCTGGCAGGTGATGAGGTCGTTGATGTGGCTGCCGGGTGCGGTTTCGCGCTGGGGCGGGTCGGTGCACAGTTGTCGCCAGGCGGCGGTCCGGTCGCGGCGTTCGTCGCGCCGGTCGCGGAGCCAGCCGACGAGGTGGAGCGCGGCCCCGATGCCGCACAAGAGGGCGATGAGTCCGCCGAGCTGCCAGACGAGGACGACGGGCAGTCCCCACTCGTCGATCTGGAGCAGGTACCAGTCGGCGGCGGCGTGCAGGTTGTGGCCTGCGGTGCGGTAGGCGTCGTACAGCTCGGTGCTCACGTCCGCCTCCCGACGGCCCATTCGATGGCGGCCCAGGCGGCGCCGACGATGACGGCGATCACGAAGAGGAGGCCGAGATTCATGCCGCCCTCCGCTCGCTGCGGGCGGCGATGGCGTTGAGCCGTTCGGCCGACAACGTGTAGACCTTGATCGGCTTCCCGTGGGTGGACGCGGCCGTCGACGGTTCCTCACCGACGACGACCACCTGCCGGGGGCTGCGACGGCGGACCAGCGAGTGGAAGAACAGGCCGGCCGTACCGTGGGCGAGTTCGGGCAGCACGGCCCGCAGGTCGTTGGCACTGAACGGCCTACCGTCGCCACCGATTGCGTCGATGGCCTGGTTGAGGAGGGCCTCGTCCCAGTCGGTGACGTTGGCGTAGAGGGTGGCGAGGGTGGTGTTCGCCTGCTCGCGGGCCTCGGCGGGGGTGATGGTCATGAGGTGGCCTCCTCGTCGGCGATCTCGGCGTCCTGCGCGGGCGTGACGGCTTCCAGCTCGGCGTCCGACATCAGCCAGTGCGGGAGCCGGCCGGTGTTGAGCACGACTCGGATGTCCTTGGCGGCGCGGGAGATCTGGGCGGCGCGGGAGATCTGGGCGGCGCGCGCCCGGCCGACGTCGGTGGTGGCCTTGGCGGCGATCTCCTCGTACCGCTCGGCGAGCGTGTTGAGGGCGGACAGGGTGGCGCTGGGGTCGTCTCCGCCGCCGTCCCATCCGTTGGCGACGTGCCGCAGGACGTAGGCGGCGCCTTCCTTGCCCATGCCGTTGGCGACGGCCTCGATTTCGACGCCGCCCTCGGTCTTGCCGGGCCGGATGATGACGAAGGCGAGGGCGTCCGTGCCGTCGACGGCGGTGATGGTCGTGTTGGCGGTCATTCGTGGTCTCCTGAGTGAGCCGGGGCCCCGCTTGTTTGCGGCGAGCGGGACCCCGGGATGGCGGATCTACTGGGTGGGCGGTTGTGCGGTCTCGGGCCAGCCGCCGACGGGCTCAAGCTCGGCCTCGACCGGGACGTCTTCCACGTCGGGGTCCGCAGCTTCGAGGACCCCGGCTGTGGAGCCGGCGGGCAGCGGCATGTCGGTGCGCTCGATGACGGCGCTGCGCTTCTCTGCGGAGGTGGGCACCCACTTGCCGAGGCGGCGGGCTGCGGTCTTCAGCCACATCGACTCTTCGTCGGTGCGCCACGGCGAGTACTCACTGTCGGCGCCGTCGGACTTGGCCTTAGCCCGGTTGATGTGGGTGCGGCTGAGGACGACGACCTTGGAGGTCGCGCCGCCCTGCATGACGGCGTAGGCGTACACGCCGACGAGATCGCCGCGCTCCCCGAACCAGTCGACGGTGTGAACGGGCCGTTCGTGGAGGCCGGGCACGTAGTTGAACTGGTCGCCCGCTCGGACGACTTCGACGACGACGGACGATGAGGCGCCCGCGTTGTAGATGAGTTCGACGATGCCCTGGTAGCCGACGATGCCCTGCACTTCGAGCTGGCCCTTGCGCTTGATGGGGCGCAGGTAGAACTGCTCGGTGCCGGGTTCGAGGCCGAGGCGGGCGGCGGTCATGAGGGCGCTCATGAGGCTGCCCGGGTTGGCCTGGGCGGCCTGGGCGAGCTTCGGGTTCTGGCGGAGGACGCCGACGGCGAGGCGGGCGAACGTGTCGACCCTGACGTGGCTGGCGGCGACGAGGGCGAGTTCGGGCTTGTACTGCTCAATGACGGAGGCGGGGCCTTCGTCGCGCTTCTCGATGGCGTTGCCGATGGGGCTGTTCATGCTGCTTCCTTCTGCTGGTACGGGCTGAGGGACTTGGTGGTGCCGTCCGCTTTGGGGATGCGGTAGGCGATGCGGCGTTTGCCGACGACGGCCCGCTTGCCGGTGCCGATGTGGTCGAGGACGACGCCCTTCGCGGCGGCGAGTTCGACGGCGGCGGCCTTAGATGCGGCCTGCGCGTTTTGGTAGCGGTCCGCGTCGACGACAGGGATTTCGACGTCGACGTCTTCGAAGCCGTCGGGCTGAACCCGGATCGTCTGGTAGGTGTCGTCGGCGCCGTCGATCGGCGGCCGAACACCGTCACGGACTTCGTCGAGGAACTTGACGGCGGCGTCGCGGAGGATCTGCGCTTCGGCCTCGTCGTAGTCGACGGTGTATTCGCGGTAGTCGTGGCCGGAGATGAGGACCGCGAACTGGGTGCGGCGCAGGCCGAGCGTGTCCATCTGCCAGATGACCTGGCAGCGGTACCAGAGCGGCACCCCGTCATCGGCGCCGGACGGGCCCCAGTCGTCTCCGAACGGGGACGTCTTCACCTCCAGCAGTTCCTCGGCCTGGTCCGACACCTCGAACTCGCCTGCGGGCTGCGGGTAGATGAGCCGGTCGGGGGTGGCGCGCTGCCATTCCCGCTCCCGGTTGAACCAGGTGCCAGCCGGGGCGGCGAGTCGGCCCGGGTGCTCGTCCTCCCACTTCTGCGCGACCGGGTCTTCGAGCCGGCTCCCCCACTCGATCCCCGACGTCATCTCGAACGGGGCGACGGCCAGGCCCGACTTCTTGTGCCACAGCGTGAAGCGCGACATCCACGGCGACAGGCCGACCACAGCGGCGATCTCGGTGGCGGTGATGGTGAGTCCGGCGCGGGCCGCATCCCACGCCTCTGTGCCGGGCGTGAGGTGCCCGATGAGGACGCCGTCAGGGGCGGGATAGGGGTGTTGTGTGGTGCTCACTTCTGGTGCTCCTGTTCGCTTCTGAGCTGCGTGTTCGGCGTGAAATGGGTGTCGAATGCCGGGCCTCGCCGCCCGCGACCGGGGGGTGGTTGGGGCGGCGAGGCCTCGGCTGGCGTCCGGAGCGGCTTGGGGGAAGCGCGCTCAACGGGCGCCGTCTGTGGGGTTGTTGGTCAGGCGGTGGCGTCAGCCGTGGCGGTCTCGGCGGGCTGCGGCTTGATGGCCTTCCACTCGCTGGCTTCGGCGTCGAACGTGACGTGCGGGTTGTCGTCGACGCGGAAGCCGATCCCGGCGTCCTTCGCGTCGTTCAGCGCGAGCGCCAACCGGACCGCCCACTTGCGGGGCTCCTCGGCGTACTGCTTGGCGAGGCGGGCTTCGTAGTCGTCGTTCCACTGCTTGGGGTTGAAGCCGGACTGTTCGGCCATGTCGTAGGCCCACTCGCCGAGTTCGCCGGAGTCGAGCTGTTCGGCGGTGTCCTCGACGACGGCGCGGGCGGCGCGCGGGTCGACCTGGTGGAGGGCGTCGAGGTAGCGGTAGGCCATCCAGTCGGAGACGCCGGAGCGGATGTGCGCGAACCAGGCGTCCTGGTCGTCGTCGAAGGACGTGTTGTAGACGTTCGACGTCGAGTCGAGGACCCCCTTGAGCAGGTTGGCGGCGGTCTCGTCGATGCTGCGGGTGGCCCACAAGCGGGACGGCTCCGGGAGCGGCAGGCTGGCCATGTCGACGTCGGCGGCCCCGGCGGCCAACGTCCACAGCCACAGGCTGTGTGCGGAGTCGAAGGTCTGCTCCTTGGTCGGGCCGATGCTGCCGCCACCGGACGGCATCTGTGCGCCGATGAAGTCCTCGCCGAAGAACAGGACGGCCTTCCGGTCGGCGGTGATGCGGGTGCGGAGGCTCTGCTCGGCGGCCGACCACTTGCGGAAGAGGTCGGAGTTGAGGGCCGGGAACGGTTCGCCGTCGACGGTCTGGGCGGCGATGGTGCGGAGCAGGCCGCGCCAGTCGGGGAACTCCAGGCTGAGGCTGACGGCGACGTTGAGGTCGGAGAGCGGGCCATCGAAGACCAGCCGGGCTTCCTCGGTGGCGCTGATGGTGATGTAGCTGGCGCCCTTCATCGCACCGACCCACTCGCGGAGGGCGGGCACGATGTCGCCGGGGATGGTGGCCGCCCACGGCTCCTGGTTCTGGTCGCCGCTGTCGAGGCGGAAGCGGGCGGCGGCGATCGTGAACCGATCCGTGGCGACGGCGTACAGGTACTGGCTGTCGACGTCGAGGCGGATGCCGTACAGGGGCTCGAAGCCGTCGTGGCCCATGTGGGCGGCCGTCTTGTCGAGGAGGAGCTTCAGCTGATGGGCGTTGATCGTGACGGACACGTCTTCTCCTGAGAGAGTGGTGGTGGACTCCCGCCGACTTCGCCTCGGCGGGGTTCTTGCGTTGGGCGCCGGCTGGCCGGGAGGGTGCACCGGCCAGCCGGACGTTCAGTGGGTGGTGGCCGGGTCCGGCTCGACGACGGGCACGGGCGCGGTGTCGTCTTCGCTCCGCGCCCAAGCTGGCGGCACACGCCCGGGGTCGGTGACGGCGGCGGTCGGCCCGACACCGAGGGCGTCCCACAGCGTCTGCACGTAGATCGGCCCGGTCGCCTGGTCCTCGACGGCGCTGGTGTCGCGCACCATCGGCGGCACGGTGACCCGGTTGGCGTTGTCTTCTGCGGCGATCTGGGCGCCGAAGCGGGCCCGCAGGGCGAGGGCCTCATCCCGCCATCCGTCGCGGTCGGCGGCGAGGTCTTCGAGGTCGGCCTGCTGCTGGATGACCAGTTCCTCGGCCGCGCCCTGCTTGGCCTTCGTCTCGGCGAGTTCCTGGCGGAGGATCATGAACGCGTCGTCTGACCCGGCGACGATGGTGAGCAGGCGCCGGTTCTCGTCGCGGAGTTCGGCCACCTTGTCGACGGCCCGGCGGCTGCCGTTGCCGCGAAGTGCGGGAATCAGGTCGGTGAGGGTCACTGCTGCTCCAGTCCGGTGCGGTCGATGTATCCGGCGGCCTCGCTGTCGGCGAAGTCCCGGGCGGTGGCTTCGGCGCGGCTGAGTTCGGTGGCCGCGGCGAGGACCGCTTCCAGCTCGCGGATATGGGCGTCTAGGCCGCGGATCGCATGCCGGGCCATCGCGTTGACGAAGCCGGCGGTCGGCGACCGGTACGGGGATTCGGCGGGGGCGGTCACTGCTCCCCCTCGTCGAGTTCGGCGGCGGCGCGCTGTGCGGCGTTGATGCGGGCGTCGCGGGCTGCTGCCCACAGCAGGAGCGCGGCGGCGGCGAGGCCTACGGCGATGCTCACGACGTCACCGCCTTGCCTGCGGCCCCGTGCAGCGCGGCCAGCACCTCGGCCTGCGTGCGCCCGGCCTTCCGCTCCCAGTCGCCGGCCCACTCGCATTCGAGGTGCAGGCAGAGCAGGTCCCAGGCGGCGAGCGTGACCGCCTCCGCCTTCACCCCGCCCTTGCCGGGCGTGTAGCCGACCGCCCGGTCGATGGCACCCATGAGCGGGTTGCGGAGCGGATGCCACTTCTCCCGGGAGAGGAGGTTGGCGGCGGCGATCAGCGCGGTGGCTGCGCGGGTGACGTCGGTGGCGCGCGGGCGGGTCTTCAGGGCGGTCATCACGCCACCACCTGCGGGTCGCAGCGGACGGCGTGGAGCCGCAGGTCGTATTCGCGGGTCTGGCCGGTCGTCCACGTCAGTTCGTCGGGTCCGAACTCGCGGTGGGCTTCCGTCCACACGCGGGCGAGGGCCTCCTCAACGGCGCCGTCGTACTGGGTTGTGGTCGCCATGTCAGGCCACCTGCTTCTCGGCGACGGGCCCGGTCAGGTATTCCTCGGCGATGCGCAGCGACTGCCCGGTCCAGCCGACGATCCGGTCCGCCGCCTCGGGCATGCCCTCCAGTCGCAGTCGGCCGGCGAGGTCGCCGACGAACTCGCGCAGCAGCGGGTCGACCGCCACCTTCGGCTTCGGTGTGGCCTTCTCCGCCTCCAGCGAGTCGAGGAGGGCCTGCAGGACGGTCGTCAGCCAGCCGTAGGCGAACACCATGTCCAGCGGGTTGTGCGCGTCCTGCTCCAAGGCCAGAACCAGGTACTTGCGGGCTGTGGCCTCGGAGTGGCGCAGCGGGGCGATGTGCTTGGTCACGAGATCTCCTGAGGCGGGCAGGTGCAGTTCTCGGGGTGGGTGCAGGCGAGCAGGTCGAAGACCTGCTCGTACCAGGCGTCCGGCTGCGGGGCGCCGGTGTGACCGGCTGGCGGGGCGGCCAGGAGCTGGTTCAGGGCGACACCGGACTCGACGACCGGCAGCGACACGTCCAGGCGGTGGATGGGGACGGTCATGACGTCGCCGCCGTCCGCTGCTCGCCGGGGTGGGTCTGGTTGCGGACGGGCTTCCACGGCGCCTTGCCGGAGCCGGGGCACGGCTCGGACCAGTTCTTGCCGTTCCACCGGTGCAGGCCCATGACGCCGTCCTTCATGGCCCGGTCCTTCATGCAGTGCTTGCACCAGCCGCGCGGCCGGACCGGCTCGGCGACGGCCGGGTAGACGATGCGGTAGCAGGGGTGGCCGATGGTGCGGCGCTTCTCGCCGTCGATGCGGAAGCGGAGATAGCCACCCCCGGCGCCGATGATCGTGGCGGGCTGGCCGTCGAACTCGATGCGCATGCCGTGCCGGGCCGGGACGTCGTAGGTTCGGCGGATCCACTCCATCGTGCTGGTCATGCCGTCACCGCCTTGGCGTGCTCGCAGGGCCAGGGGTTGCCGCACGCGCACCAGTGGCATCCGTCCAGCGGGTCCGGCGTCTTGTCGAAGTGCTGCGGCGCGGGGGCCTCCGGCGCAGGCCAAGCGACGGGCAGACCCAACTGTTCGGCGAGCTGCCGCCGGGATTCGGCGTGGCCCTGCCAGCGGTCGTAGTCGTGGCCGTTGTCCGGGTGGCAGTTACGGATCGCGGTGATGTATCCGGCGCGGTCGGCCACGAACTCCTCGACGATCGCCACCTGCTCGCGGAGGCGTGCAGCCTCCTCGGCCTCCTCGACGAGCAGGAGCATCGACTCCTTCGCCCGGCTGCTGTAGAAGGCGATGGAGGACTCGAACTTGAGCAAGTCCTTGATCTCGGCGATGCGCTCCGGCGTCATCTGGGTGTCGCTCATGCCGCACCACCGAGCGTGATGCCGAGGCGGCGGGCGAACTCCACGAACGGCGGGTGGTCTTCGGCGCGGGCGGCGAGAGTGCCGGCCTCGATCAGGCTGGCCACGTGAATCACGTCGATCTCGACGTGCGAGACACCCGCCTCGTCCGTATAGGGGATGGTGTTGATGCCGAGCTCGGCACACAGGTGCTTGATCACGGCGGTGGTGTCGTCCGACGCGGGGGTCTGGTCGCTCATGCGGTGGCCTCCCACTTGATGACCTCGTACCTGCCGAAGCCCTGCGAGCGGGAAGCGCCGACGCCCTGCTGTTCGCCGGTGAGCCAGAGCATGGCCCACTCTTCGTCGGTGAACGCGTAGTCGGAGATGACCGTGAAGTCGAACTCGGCGGTCTCGATGAACTCCGTGTACTGGATGCCGGTTTGGCCGGTGCGCGGGTTCTTCGGGAAGGACTGGAGGACGCCGGTGGGCTCGGTGACGCCGAGGTGGAGCTTGTCCTCGACGACCATGATGTGTTCGGCGACGAAGCCTTGGACGCCCTTGTTGGTGGAGCCCCAGCGGGACTTCAGCTTGTCGACGGAGCGGGCGACGGACGCGGCTTCCTTGATCGCGGCCTTCAACTGGCGGCCTTCGATGTACAAGCCGTCCTCGTCGCGACGGAAGCCGTTGAGGTGCTTGTTGGTGTCGACGAGCTTCGCGGCCTCGTCGGCGGTGACGCCTCGGTCGACCATGGTCTGGGCGACCATCTCGCGGATCAGGTCGTCCTTGTCGGCGAGTTTGGTTCGCAGCCAGCCCTCGGCGACCTTCGGGTCAGTCGGCGTGCCGCCTGCGATGTTCTTCACGCGGATGGTGCCGTGGAAGCGGTGGGGCCACGCCTTGTCGGTGAAGCTGGCGAAGATGCTGGTCATGTGGTGAGTTCCTTTCGGTGACCTGGGCGGTCGTGTGGGCTGCGGCGGAGTGGGCTGAGTTGGAATGGGTAGTCGGCTAGGCCTGGCCTGCGGAGGGTTGGCAAGTCGTCATGGGACGGTGGGCGCCGAGGCGAGACGGGAAGAGCAGTCGTTGCGGGCGGGCTCGGGTCGAGGCGGATCGAGATGGCATGTCGGTTGGAGCGAGTCGTGATGTGTGGCGAGGTGGCGAGCCGGACCGGGTAGTCGGTCGGAGCTGGGCCGGGGTGGCTGGTCCAGGCCGGGGCGGGGGTGTCGGAGGGCTTGGCTCGGACTGTGCGGCGACGAGCCGGATTGGGAAGTCGGCACGGGATGGGGTGGGTGGCCGGGCCTCGTGTCGGGCAGTCGGTACGGCGTGGTGAGGGTGGGCTTGGCACGTCGACGCGAGTCAGAGCGGGCTGGTTGGTGAAGCGACGGATAGTCGGCATGGGTAGCGCTGAACTGCGCGGGGCAGGAGGGGGCAGAAAAGTCGGCTGGGTGGGGCGGCAGCGGGAAGCCCTGCGTAGGGGCGCGTAGTCGACGAGGGGCGGGAAGTAACGGCCCGGGTTGATCCGTCGGCATGGGGTGTGGAGGCTGGCGCGGTGGCGAAAAGAAAAGTCGGCAAGAGTTGGGATGAGGTGCGGTCGCGTGGCGTCGGGAAGTCGTTCCGAGTGGGGTGGAAACGCCTGGGCGTGAATAGTCGAGGAGGTGTGAGGCGCGGTGTGTCGGCCGGTGCTCTTCGTCATGCCGCTGCTCGCGGCATCGCTCGCGGTCCCTGCTGGGTGACGGAGCGGTACATCTCCAGGTACTGCGCCTCTGTGAAGACCTCGCCGACCAACTGGCCGCCGATCTTCTTGCCGACCGCCCGGTGGAACGCCGCCTCCAACTTCGAGATCCGCGCCGCGTCCTCGTACTTCGAGGCGACGAACCGGCAGTCGTCGGCGGTCATGTTCGCCACCGTCCGACGGGTGTTGTCCTCGTCGACCACGTACTCGGCGGCGAAGGGGTGCAACGCCGTGACGTCACCACCGGCGAAACTGCGGGCCGCCTCGGCGAACGCCCTGCGCGGGGCGCCGATCCGGGCCGCCTGCCGCTTGCTGTTCGACCTGCGGGCCACGACGTCCGCGAGGATCACCGCCGCCTTCAAGTCCAGCCACCCGGCCAGCAGTTCCGGGTCCTGCGCCCTCAGGTGCTCCACGAGGTCGGCGGCAACCATCGACGCCACGTAGTCACCTGCGGGAATCGCACCCTCGACCGCCTCGGCCATCTCGGTGATGAAGTCGCGGTCTGTCACACTGGACACGCGGCCCCTCCTTTCTTGTGGTGAGTTCAGGTGGGTCGCTTCGGCCGGTCGCCTCTGGTGGCCGGCCTTCTCCTTGCCGGTCATGCGGCGGCGCGGGCCGGCTTGTTGAACGGCTGGACCGTGAACTGCTCCGTGATCGCCCGGATGTTGAGCCCGGAGAACCAGATCTTGTTGCCGTTGTTCACGTGGGGGATTTCGCGGGCGAACGCCTTCAGGGCGAGCTGGCGAGCGCTGAAGGGGAGCCAGAGCGCAGCCTCAGTGGGCTGGTAGTGGAAGAGCTCGCCCTCGGGACTGCTGGGTGCGGGAAGGTTCTCCCGGACCGGGGGAAGCTTGCGGGGGGCCACGGTTACTCCTGGTGGGTGATGTCGTTGGGGGTGACACCCAGTGCGTCCGCGACTTTCTCGATGTTCTTGTCGCTCAGGCCGACGAGTCCGCGTTCGACTCGGGAGAGGTGCGACTTGTGGATCCCCGTCTTGACGGAGAGCGTGGGCAGGCTCATTTTTAGAGCCCTCCTTCTGAAGCGGATAGCGCTGGAGTGCGGTCTCACGCCTCAAAAGCTAGCCCCTGTGAGTGCTTTGGGCAAGCCTTGCGAGTGCCTTGATAGCACTTTTTTAGTGCCCACGGTGGGCCATCTGTCGCTCACGTGGCGTTACGCGTAACACGCCCCATGCAACCCAAACGCTCTTTTTGTGCGCTCAGTCGCAGGTCAAAAGGCCTGAACCCGGCTAGGTGGTTGCATGGAGGTAGGGCAAGATGGGGAGACATGGAGTCAGAGCGAGACTGGGAACGCCTGGGTGCGGCGTTCGCCGAAGCGCGCAAAGCGGCCGACCTCACGCAGGTCGAGGTCGCCACACGCCTGTCTGTGACCCGCACACCCATCCAGGCCATCGAGCGGGGCAAGCAGCCCAATGGCAATCCCTACGGCAAGGTCACCAGCACTATGCGGGCCTACGCTCGACTCGTCGGCTGGACCGAGGACTCCCCTGCCCGAATCCTGCGCGGCGAGGAGCCAGAACCGGCCACCCAGCCCGTTTCCGAGTGGGATGCCGACCCTAAGTCGGACCTGCCGGCGGCCGTCGACCGGGAACTCCGCTCCGGCAAGACCCTCGACCACGCCGTCGTGAATCTCGGCGGCGAGAACGACGACGACACCCGGTTGATCGTTCTCCTCAAGGGGTCCGAGGATCTCAGCGAAGAGCAACTCGACGAGCTCTGGCAGAAGTGGCGGAAGATGCGCCGCCAGTTGCAGGCAATCCCCGGCGAATCAGACACCCCACAAGAATCCTGACCCATATCCGGTCTCAGACGGTCGACGGTGACTCAAAACTGTGCTTCGATGCACGGACCGTCACCGAGGGGGGGCACTGCTCGGATCGGGGAATTGAGCATGTGGGTCATGGAAGTTGAGCGCGTCCAAGGTGACTACATAGCGCCAGAGATCGTGGATCTCGAAGGCGGCTGCCTGTTCAGAATCCACGCGGACGACATCAGCGAAGACGGGCCGAAGATGCTCGCCGAGCTCCTCACCGAGCAGGCGCAGCGCTGGGCCCCCCGCCCTCCCGGATCACCCCTCGGCCCCGTCATCCCAGTGCGCTGGATGTGCGTACCCGACCTGCCCGACCCCTTCGCCATAGGGGTCGACGACGGCCCCGACGCGATCACATACACCATCGACTCGTCGATCCTCAGCCAGCGCGCCGGCGACTTCCTCGGCCATCTCGACACTGAGCGATCTCCGTACTGGCAGCGTGTACCCAAGGGCTACCACGACGGCGAAACCGGCGCCGAGTAG